GGCTTGACGCTTGGCATTTTCGATGATGGGATACTTGGTTTTCATTGTCTTTTTCTCTCTTTGTCTATCGTTCTCTTGTGTGTGCATTATACCAAACCTATTTTGTTCTGTCAACCTTACAATGTCGGAAGGTTCAGATTCTCCACTCAACAAACTTGAGAGTGAACACTTGACCAGGATACTTTGCAGAGATATGCTTTTCAGCAGTCTCTTTCTTGTTGTCCGAAGCACTAACACCTTGAACAATCTTTCCATCAATCATCACACTCCAAATCTTACGCTTACGAATCTTAGGGAGTGAACTGATGAAGCTATTGATGTGAGTAGTCTTTTCCATTTTTTTCTCTTTCTTTCTTTCTTTCTTTTCTCTATTATACAGTATCGGTTATTGTTTGTCAATACCTTGAACCTTGCAATGTCGTAAGGTTAGATCATTCTCTGGAAGTATCGAACCTTGAGAGGATCTTGGGTAATCTTCCCATTCTGGATAAGATAGATAACCTTTCCATTTCTAACCATTGCACTAGTGTTGTTGGTAATCTGAATCGTTTTCATTTTCATTCTCTCTTTCTTATACCTATATAAGATGCAGCTTTCGTGCCAAAGCCAAAAATATTTTTCTTGCGTTTTTCTCGGGCAAAACACTATGCTACTTTCTGTGCCTAGTTTTTAAGCGTAGCATTTTGCAACAGTGATTTGCATTTTGCGTTAGCATTTTTGGCCGAGATATTGATAAGTGTAGCATTTTGCGTTACGCTACATATGGTGTGCCTAGAAAGTAATCAGCACAAGACATTTGTCGTAAGTCGTTATTCTATAGGCACTTACGTCAAATTTTCGACGCCCCGCTCGTCGTAAGTCGTTACGAGCTAAGGGTTTACGTCGGACTCAGCTCATATAGTGAACAGTTGTATACCTTACCATCCTCATCCTGTACAGATGCCCACGCATTTTCTGTACCATACACAGCATCGGCAAGTACGCCCATGAACGAACGTACAGTAACAACCCTAGAGCCGTGCATCACGGTTTGTCCATATCGTGGAGTATTTTCTGCAGTGAACATTTGTTTCCCTTTTTTAGTAGATAAGATTCATATCGGCCACAACCATACCATCTTCATACTCTAGGCCACTGTCCAGATACCACTGTCCCTTGCGTTGATACACTCGCACGGGTGAATACTGATTGATTCTATCCTTAGTGGTGGCACTATACCATCCACCAGTATTGAGGGTAGCACTATTGTCAGGATGAATCTTTACCACATAGGTACTATGCAGCATGATCCCTACGCTACCATCAGGAAGAATTTCCGCATAGGTATTATTACCTACCTTACGAGTATCCTTATTAGTCTTACCACGAACCATCTTTACTGCTTCATAGTGTGTCATACTACATTATCCAAACATATAGAGGAAGAAAAACAAACAGGAAAGCCCAACTACCAAACAGCAAAGCCAAGATACCCAATCCAGAAACTATTCCAAAAGTATCTATAGTCTCTGGATTCTCTCCCAACACATTATAACAAATCCACTTTTTCATTAGTCGTTCTCATGCAGGATGGATTGAACAGCGTTACCCACTTCGTGAACAGTATACGAAATGAAACCGGCAAAAGCAATCAAGGCAAACAGCTGAAAATATTCGATAGCTGTAATCATTAGAATTCTTTCAATACTTGATAAGATTATTGGCGACATTGAACCGAATCAATCCAGAGACACTACGATTAGCCAAAAGGCTATCGGTAACATTCTTTCCATCACGCAGGATGGTTTGAATCACAAAGGAACCACTAGGATAAACCTTGAAGGTTGCAGTGGTATTGCCAAACTTCATCGTATGCCAAGTTTCGTATCCAAAATTCATTTTCTTTCTCTCTTTCTCTTTCCAGAATTCTATCAAACTTTGTCGCCCCGTCAACCCCTCTTATCGGGGGAGGGTCATCAATCCTTTGAAGTGCGAAAACGTCAGGGTAAGCTTTTGACCAACATACTTTTGGTCAATGTACGCTTGTGCAGAACTTTTCCGATTATCGGTAGCACCAACATACTGAACAACCGTACCATCTTGGTCGGTTACTTTCCAAACCTTCTTCTGAACAATCTTGGGAAGGGTGTTGATGAAACTGTTGATGTTAGTGGTTTTTTCCATTTTTCTTTTTCTCTTTCTTTCTTTTTCTCTTACTTCTTATATCGACATTATACCATGAGAATCTTTAGATGTCAATGAAAAACTTTCCTTGCAATTTCGTAAGGTTTCTCTAAGTCTATACAGGGTAAGTAGTTATGTCGAATTTGGGAGGCCGACGTTGTCGTAAGTGCTTATCTACCAACAGCTTACGTTCAGCCTATACAAATGTTCTTAGAGAATCGTTCCGTCACCACGAATACGATACATGATCCCTCCAATACTGTACAAACAAATACCTTCGCCCATATTCTGAACAAACGTGGCCGAATATCCATGGCGAGCAACTAGGCGACGAATCGTGTTTTGTACTTGAATGGTCATTGTTCTTTCCCTCTTGTGTTGGTTCTATTATACAGTATCGGCTATTCCGTTGTCAATACCTTAGCAGATTGCAAAATCTTTCACAACATAACCCATTTCGTCAATCTCAATCCAACCACCATCATCCATGAATCCCAATTCTTCATCAATTGAGATCACATTATCATTTTCACGAACCTTTTCCAGAAGATCACTAGCAAATGCTACCCTATTCACAAAGGTATCCATTCCAGTGTTATTGATCAGGTCGTGCAACTCAGCCACAGTGTTCAGAACAATCATGTTTTCCATTTTCTTTTCCTTTTCTTCTTTCTTTTTCTCTTGTGCTTTCATTATACAGTATTTATCGACGCTTTCAAGAGAAATCTTTGGATTTTTTCAAATATAATTTCATGCCAAACACAAAATTTTCTGATTTTTTCTAAATCATTGACATAACTCTATATCCCATAAGTACTTACGTCAAATTTTGGAGAGAGAATAGTACCTAAGTGTTTATGTATCAACAACTTAGGGGGTTTTTTCGTTTTTGCTGCCCATTTCGGAATTTCCCCAAAAACCCTCGGGTGGTGCAAACATAGTAGGCGGGTCTATAAGATATTGGCCAGTTTAATAGCCAGTTTCCCCTCATCTCGACTTGACGTACCATCTCACAGTTTCTGCTAATCCGTCAGTCAAAGATACCTTTGGTTTCCATCCTAGTAACTTAGCAGCTTTTGATATATTAAGAAACCTACGAGGCTGTCCATTAGGTTTAGATTCGTCCCATTCAATTGCTCCAGAGTATCCCACTAAATCTTTAATAGATGTCGCCAGATCCTTAATAGAAACTTCAGAACCACCCCCCAAATTAATAGGAGATGGTTCATTGATCTTTTCCATTCCGTCTACAACTGCTTGTGCAGCATCCTTAACATACAAAAATTCTCTAGTAGCTGATCCATCCCCCCAACAATCTACAAAAGATAGCGCACCCTCTTTTGCATCAATAAACTTTTTGATCAAGGCCGGGATAACATGACTACTCTCTGGTTTAAAATTATCACCCGGCCCGTATAAATTAGATGGCACCAAAATACAACTTTTTAAGTTATATTGTTTATGGTATGCTTCCAACATAACAAATAATGCTTTTTTAGCCACCCCATAAGGAGCATTAGTTTCTTCTGGATATCCATTCCATATATCTTCTTCCACAAAAGGAACAGGACATATCTTAGGATAAGAGCATACCGTCCCAACCTGCACAAATTTATTAACATGGTATAATCTAGAAGCTTCTATAAGATTTAAACCCATGCTCATATTAGCATAGAAAAATCTACCTGGGTTGGCCATATTCGCCCCTATACCTCCAACCTCTGCTGCTAAATGAATAATAGTATCAGGACGATAATATCTTATCATTTCTTGAGCTTGATCAAATTTAGTCAAATCAATAAGCTTTGATCTAGGAACGAATATATCCCCGTAACCTCTGCGTAATAATTCTTGATGAACAAATTTCCCTAAAAATCCAGATCCACCAGTTAAAATAATTTTCATGAGTTATTATCAACAGGCTCTGAAATTTCCGGAGCTGTTACATTGGCTACTCCTCCATCTTTACGAGGACGCCCTCTATTTTTCTTAATATTTAGCTTTCGTCGTTGTCTACGAACCATGCTTCTGCTAATATTTTCGCCAGTTATTTCGGACAATTTTACGGACAATCCGTCATCATTAAGTACCAATTGGTTATTAACGATAAAATCAAGTTCGGTTTGTGTCCATTTTTTATAAGTTGCCATTTTAAATCTCCTGAGGAATTGACGATATTGTGTAACTATTTATTATAGTATATTGACCACATACCGCAAGGGCCTCACATGAATAAAAATACAAATTATCATATAGCTGATTCTATATTAGAAGCTAAGGCTGTTGGTTCCATTATTGAGGAAGTAAAGAAGGACCTAGAAGCTATACCAATTAAATCTATAGAAGAATTACTAGATGAGCAAAAAGAAGAAGATAGTCAAAAAAACCAAGAAAACGGCTAAAACCCCCAATACTATTAATGGTGTTGATGAAGCTGAATTTTTAATAGTACTAGATAATATTAGCAAAAGATTAGCTAATAAATTTAAATTTGGATATCATGATTATGAAGATATGAAACAACAAGCCGCTATTTTTGCAATAGAGGGTTTGGAAAAATATGATCATAGTCGCCCCCTTGAAAACTTCTTATGGACCCATGTTAGAAATCGCCTCTTTAATTACAAACGAAATAACTATAAAAGACCAGATCCTCCCTGCTTAAAGTGTCCTTTATATGATAAACTTTATCAACAATCAAATAACCAATGCATAAAATACCTTAATAAAAATGATTGCGATTTGTATAACTCTTGGGACAAACGAAACAATAGCAAAAAAAATCTTATGAGTTTAACCAGTATAGATAATGAAAAAATTGAAATTAATCAAAACATTATGGAATATGATGATATACTACTCAAAGAATTAATTGATATTTTAGATAACAAATTATTTGCCCCAGATATTCGTGAAATTTATTTAAGATTAAAAAATAATTGCAACATCTCAAAGGCCGACGTTAAAAAACTTATTGTTTACATAAAAGATAACAATCTATATGACATTGAAGAATAGCCCCAAAAAAAGAGGTCAGCTCAGTCTAGAAGAAGAACAATACATAAGAGACCACCTAGACTCTCAAACCATTGACCAAATAGCAGAAGTACTAAACAGACATTCTGCACCAATATCTAAATATGTAGATTCTTTAAAACTAGCACCATCCTCAGACGATCAGTTACTAAGACAAAAACTAAAAGGCAAAACCTTTTGGCACGAAATTGTTAAACAGTTCGATAAGGAGAGCGGCGAATTAGAATATTTTGAAGATACATGGATAGGTCTTATTAAGCAATTTAGAGAAGACGTTTTACCAGCAGAAGAACTTCAAATTAAACAATTTATCACAATAGATATTCTTATTAACAGAAGCATGAAAGAAAGGAAACGACACATAACGGATACTGAGAAATTACAAAGAATGGTGGACGAATTGTATGCTAAACCAGAAAGCGAAAGAGATACTGCTAAACTGGCTAACCTCGAAACTCAACTATCGTTCGCACGCAACAGTATCGCTAATTATACTAATGAATATACCAAGCTCCTTAATGAACAGCAAAAAATTAGCAAAGATCTTAAAGCTACTCGTGAACAACGAATCAAAAGAATAGAAGATGGAAAAAGTAGCTGGGTCGGATTAATACGCATGTTAGAAGACGAACAAACAAGAGAAAAAGAAGGACGAGAAATGGAAATCTTAAGCATAGCAGTACAAAAAACTAAAAATAAATTAGCAGAATATCACTCTTATGCTGATAATAATGTGGACAGTCCATTACTTAATGCGGAGATTGTACTAGAAAGAGACAAAGACTAATATGAGAACAGCTTTAATCACTGGAATAACAGGACAAGACGGATCTTATTTAGCAGAATTATTATTATCTAAAGATTATAGAGTAATAGGATTATATCGTAGATCTAGCGTTTCTCGTTTTGATAGAATTAATCATATATTAACTCATCCTAATCTGGTTATGGAAGAATTTGATCTTACCGATCCAGCAGGATGTCATCAGCTAATGATCGACTATAAACCAGACGAGATATATAACCTGGCCGCCCAAAGTCATGTTGCCACAAGTTTTCATCAGCCCACAACAACATTTGATATTAATGCTATAGGGGTTCTAAATTTATTAGAATCCATACGAAGACATGCTCCTATGGCTAAGTTTTATCAAGCTAGTACTAGTGAAATGTTTGGTCGCAATTATACAATAGGCGAATTTGGTCAAAAATACCAGAATGAAAATACTCAATTTTTACCACAAAGTCCATACGGAGTAGCTAAAACAGCAGCTCATCAATTAGTCACAGTTTATAGATTATCTTACCATATATATGCATGTTGCGGAATCTTATTTAATCATGAAAGTCCTCGAAGAGGGGAAAATTTTGTAACTCGTAAAATTACCAAATACATAGGACAGCTAATAAATAAAGAAACAACAGCCAAACTTAAATTAGGAAATTTAGACGCCAGCAGAGACTGGGGACATGCTAAAGATTACGTAGAAGCTATGTGGCTTATGTTACAACAACAAAACCCAGAAGACTTTGTTATAGCAACAGGCACAACGTGGACCATTAGAGATTTTCTCAAGCTAGCTTTTGATAGAGTTAACCTTAATTACGAAGATCACATAGAAATAGATCCTGTTCTATTCCGACCAGCAGAAGTAGAGTTCCTAAGAGGTAATGCTTCTAAATCTCAGAATTTACTAGGTTGGGAACCAAAAATTTCCTTTGCAGATCTAGTTAAAGAAATGGTGGAGAAAGATATTGAGAGACTTTAATAATAATCAATATAAACAATGGCGAAAAGCAGTTTATAAAAGAGACAATTTTCATTGTCGTTGGCCAAACTGTTCCATTAAAACTAAATTGAATGCTCATCATATAAAAACTTGGGCAAATTATCCAGCACTAAGATTCACAGTTGAAAATGGTATTACATTGTGTAAATATCATCATAAAATGATAAAAGGTATGGAAGACATTTATGAGGCTATTTTTTTAAAAATACTAGCAGATGATAGACTTCAGTAATTTTCATATTATCGTGGATACTAGAGAACAACAGCCATGGAGCTTTGACAACATGGTTAAGTCGTGTGCCAAACTAGATACAGGGGATTACTCATTAAAGGGATTAGAGCATCTATTATGTATAGAGCGTAAAAAAAGTGTGGGAGAAATTGCTAATAATATAACAGAAAAACGGTTTAAAGATGTAGTAACTCGCATGAGTGCTATTCAACATTCTTTTTTATTATTAGAGTTTAGTTTAGATAACGTATTGAGCTATCCTATTGGATCTAATGTTCCTAAAAAACTATGGGACAAGATTAAAATTTCACCCAAATTTATTTTAAAGCATTTAGTAGAATTACAATTACTATATAATATCAAAGTATTATTCTGTGGAGATGCAGACAATGCAGAAACCATGGCCCTTTCTATCATGAGAAAAATATATGAGCTTGAAGGACAGCCAAAAAAAGATATTTGAGGATGCTTGGTTAGGTCTTGGCGATCTAGATCAAATTGTTATTCCTCAAAATCCAATGATTCACAGAACAGAACATGACATTGAGCATCCTGATCTGCATTTATTAAGACTATTAAGAGATCCAAAATATATCGGATCTACATGTAAGTTACTATTTAATATAGAATTACATCCTATGCAGGTAGCGATTATACAAGAGTTTTGGAATCGTCCATTTCCTATGTATATTGCTAGTCGTGGTTGGGGTAAATCGTTTTTACTAGCTTTATATTCAGTTCTAAGATGTGTTTTTTATCCAGGAACTAAGATAGTTATTGTTGGAGCAGCTTTTAGACAAAGTAAAATTATATTCGAATATATGGAAACTATGTGGCGTAATAGCCCGATTCTAAGATCCATTTTTAACGGAAACGATGATGGTCCTCGTCGAGATGTTGATAGGTGTACGATTCGCTTGGGCGAAAGCTGGACAATAGCTGTCCCTATGGGCGATGGTAGTAAAATTAGAGGATTAAGAGCACATATTATCATAGCAGACGAGTTCGCATCAATTTCACCAGATATTTATGAAACAGTAGTGTCAGGTTTCGCAGCAGTATCAGCAAGTCCTATTCAAAATGTAAAAGAACAAGCTAAACGAGCAGCTATGACAGAAGCTGGACTATGGAACGAAGAGCTAGAAATATTAAACGATAAAATGGGTAATCAGGCTATTGTTGCTGGTACCGCAGATTATGCATTTAAACATTTTGCTAGTTATTGGAGAAGATACAAAGCTATTATTGAAAGTAAGGGAGATATTAGAAAATTAGAAGATATCTTTAAAGGAGAAGTTCCTAGTAATTTTAATTGGAAAGATTATAGTATTATTCGTATTCCATACGAACTTATTCCTAAAGGCTTCATGGATGATAAACAAGTTGCGCGAGCACGAGCCACTATTCATACTGGTATCTATAATATGGAGTATGCTGCTTGTTTTACAGCAGATAGTGACGGATTTTTTAAGCGCAGCTTAATTGAGAATTGTGTTGTGAGCGACACTAGACCAACCGTTATTAATAGCAAAACTATTTTATTCGACGCTGTCACATCAGGAAATACAAATCATCATTATGTATACGGTATTGATCCAGCAAGTGAACAAGATAATTTTAGTATAGTAATACTAGAAGTACATCAAGATCATACTAGAATAGTATATTGTTGGACAACCAATCGTAACAACTTTAAAGAAAGACAAAAAACAGGACTTGTTAAGGATCATGATTTTTATGGATTTTGTGCAAGAAAGATTAGGAATCTTATTAGATCATTTCCTCCTATCAAAATAGGTATGGATGCTCAGGGTGGAGGAGTAGCTATCGAAGAAGCGTTACATGACCCATCAAAATTAGAAGATGGAGAACATCTAATCTGGCCCATCATTGATTACGAGAAACCTAAAGACACAGACAGTCAACCCGGCTTACATTTAATAGAGCTTATACAGTTCGCTAGAGCAGATTGGACAGCACAAGCCAATCATGGATTAAGAAAAGATTTTGAAGATAAAGCTTTACTATTTCCAAGATTTGACCAATTAACCTTGGGACTAGCTCTAGATCAAGAAGGCAAAGATATTATGACAGCAGACTTAAATCCAATTTATGATAGTGTTAGCGAATGCATATTAGAAATAGAAGAGCTTAAAAATGAATTGACCACAATTGTTATGACACAGACTAGTAGCGGATCAGGAGCTAGAGACAGATGGGATACTCCAGAAGTTAAATTGCCTAACGGTAAAAAAGGACGATTAAGAAAAGATAGATATAGTGCTTTAGTTATTGCAAATATGCTAGCTAGACAGATAAACAGAGCATTGCCGAATATTGATTATGAGGTTATTGGAGGAGATCGATCAAAAATAGTTAAGCAGTCAGGGAAAATGTATAAAGGACCAGAATGGTTTACAAGCGGAGCTAATGACGATTTTTATACCGGAATATATAGATAATGTGTAACTAATACTGTAATCTAATTATAATACAATCACAATAAGATAACAAATATGGCCAAAAAATATCCAAAAAGTTCAGCGATTCAAACAGCCTCACCCATAGACGAAAATGCTTATGTTACATGGGGAGAAGATTTACAGAGTAAAACAGATGCTCTTAAAAAATCATCAGAATCTCTTACAGAATACAATATAGTTGAAAAGTCTACTGCTATGAGGAGATATGGATTAGACTATTCTAATCTAGACTCTAATACATCAGGCAGACCAGGATTAACAAGAGCAGACTATGACTTTTTCAGACCATCTGAAGCTACTCCAAGACACATCAAACATATTCTTATCAGAGCAGAGGATATCTATCAAAGAGTAGGTTTGGTCAAAAACGTAATTGATCTTATGGGTGATTTTGCTAGCCAAGGAATAAGATTAGTTCATAAAAATAAAAGAATAGAAAGATTTTACAGACAGTGGTTTAAAAAAGTTAGAGGTAAAGATCGCAGTGAACGATTCTTAAACAATCTATATAAAACCGGAAACATTGTAATAAATAGACAAACAGGAAAATTAAGTATAAAAGCAGCAGAAAAACTATATAAAGCAGTAGCTTCTCCAGATTTACAGATAACAGATATAGATGATCTTCCGGTAGAAAAAAGAGAAATTCCTTGGAAGTATACTTTTATTGATCCAGCGTATGTTGAAGTATCAGCTGGAGCATTATCTTCTTTTGTTCAGAACAAAAGATATGAATTAATTTTACCAGCTAATTTACGTAAACTTATTAATAATCCAAAAACAGAACAAGAGAAAAAAGTAGTGGAAGGTTTACCATTACCAATTATAGAAGCAGCAAAAGCAAGAAAAGCATATCCTTTGGATGCAGAAAAAACTCTTGTATTTCATTACAAAAAAGATGATTGGCAAAGCTGGGCATATCCTATGGTATATTCTATCATGGACGATATTACTGTTATTGAAAAACTAAAGTTAGCAGATATGTCTGCTCTCGACGGAGCTATAAGCAATATTCGTATTTTTAAGCTAGGTAGTCTAGAGCATAAAATTGCTCCCACAAAAGCCGCCGCAGCTAAACTAGCACAGATTTTAGGAAACAATGTTGGAGGAGGAACGATGGATCTTGTCTGGGGTCCAGATATAGAGCTTATAGAATCAAAAACATCTGTTCATCAATTTTTAGGAGAGGGCAAATACATTCCTCACCTTAATTCAGTATATGCTGGTCTTGGAATTCCTCCTACATTAACAGGAACCTTCGGAGCAGCAGGAACAACAAATAACTTTATTTCTCTCAAAACATTAACCCAAAGATTACAATATGGTAGAGATATCCTTACAGAATTTTGGGATAAAGAAATAGCATTAATACAAAAAGCTATGGGTTTTAGATATCCAGCTAAAGTAGAATTTGATAGAATGGATCTTAGTAATGAAGATGCAGAGAAAGCACTATTAGTACAGCTTGCAGATAGAAATCTTATTAGCGATGAACTATTACAAACACGTTTTGGGTTTGATCCAGATATGGAAAAATCTAGACTCAATAGAGAACAAAGAGACAGAACTGGTGAAAGAATGGTAAACAAAGCAGGCCCGTGGTATGATCCGACACCAGATAATAGTTTAAAGAAAATAGCATTACAAACAGGAGTAGCCTCTCCATCTCAAGTGGGTTTGGAACTAGAAAAGAAGAAAACTGGAGAAAAAACAGCACTTGAAATGAAGCAAGCTCTTTCACCAACGAAGTTGGCAAAAGATTCGCCAGAATCTTTGCCGGGTGAACCTCAACAAGGCAGACCAAAACTTTCCAAGGATTCATCCCCCAGAAAAACAAAAACTTTTACCCCACAAAAAGGCGCAGCAATCTCCTTGTGGGCATCTGAAGCACAAGATAAAATTGGCGAAATTATCAATCCTATTTTATTAGATTTTTATAATAAGAAAAACCTAAGAAGTTTGTCTAACGAGCAAGCACGAGAACTAGAAAGCACAAAAACGCAAATTCTATTCAACTTACAACCTTTCTGCATAATTGATTCTGACAAAATTATAGCCGAATTAAATAATTTATTAGTAAAAAACAATAATTTTATAGACCATTATAGTGTATGGTTAAGACAGCTAGCGTCACAATTAAACAGAGATTTAACTGTAGAAGACCAAAAACAGGCTAAAGCATCGTTTTATTCTATGCTTTATCCATCAACATAAGAAAGTAATTTATGCAAATTTTTGCAGCAGAAATTCATGATGGTATTGCTGAGAAAATATGTGCTTCTGCTTCGGTTTCTTATGCTTCCTTAGCGGAACCTTGTGAAGTTTCTAAAAGCAATAAACTTAAAAATAAAACCATAGCATCATTACATGACAATGATTTGTACTATGTTCAGTCTATTTTAGTAAGTTCTGCATGGAATAAAAATGACGATATTTTTCATAAAACAGAAGTATGGAATGCTCGTAATACACCGGAAGACAAACCAACAAATTTAGAGCATAATGAAAATTTAATCATAGGACATATTACTTCTAATTGGCCTATCGATGACGATGGATCTCCAATTAATAATATTATTGATATTAATGACTTACCAGATAAATTTCATATTTTAACTGGATCTGTAATTTATAGAGCTTTCAGTAATCCAGATCTTAAAGCTAGAGCAGAAAATTTGATTAATGAGATCGAATCTGGGAAAAAATACGTTAGCATGGAATGCTATTTCAAAGGTTTCGATTATGGACTAATTAATAAAGAAACTGCAGAGTATAAAATATTAGCAAGAAATGAAGACACTGCTTATCTAACAAAATATTTAAGAGCTTATGGAGGTCAGGGTGAACACTCTAACTACAAAATTGGCAGAGTATTAAGAGATATTACTTTTTCAGGTAAAGGTTTTGTTGACAAACCAGCTAATCCAGATAGTATAATCTTTACCAGAGATGTAGTAAATAAATTATTGGAACAAAAAAATGACGATTTATCGAATTCAGGTGTATTAGTAAACGAACCCCAATTAAATGCGGAGAATATCACTATGAGTGCAGCTGTAGAAACAAATACCGATCTTAATGTGCCTGAAGCTCATGCACTTGCTTCGGACACTCCACTATCCAATGAAACACTAGAGGCAGCTATGAAAAATAAAGATGCTGAATTAGTTAAGAAAGAAGAAGAGATGAAAAAGATGAAAGCTGAGTTTGACGAAGCTCTAGCTGCCACAAAGAACGAAGTAGAGATCACAGTTGCAGAACTACAAACAGCTCTTACAGACAAGCAAACAGAACTTGATACTGTTAAAGCAGAACTCAACGCAGCTAATGAAGTCATTGCAGCTTACAAGGATAAAGAAGCTGAAATGATGAAGAAAGAAAAAATGATGAAGCGTAAAGCAGCTTTAGTAGAAGCCGGTCTCGACGAAGAGTCCGTTGCTTCAACATTAGAAAAATTCGAAAATATCGACGATACTGCATTTGAAACTATGACTAGTCTTTTTGCTGGTATGAAAGTTAAAAAGGCTGAAATGATGATGGAAACACCAAAAAAGAAACCAGCAAAAGCTGAAGATGTTGTTGATGCCTTAGAAGAAGTAGAAACAACAGAGACAGTTGAGCTAGGCGTTGGTGGAGAAGCAGAATCAACTGTTTCAAATACTCGTGCAGAACTTGTTGAATTTGTTTGTGCTAGACTAGGTAAAAATCTTAATAAGGGAGAATAACTCATGGCTCTTAAACCAGATCGTATCGAATTACTAACAGATATTTCATTTTTCATGAACACCACTGCCGAGAGAGGCGGCGTTGTATCTGCTGTTACTAGCGGTTCTGGCGTAGCCATGGACGACGCTAATGCTGTAGTAGCTTATGCTGCTGCTGCCAGCGGAGCCAAGCCTCTTGGCATTCTCTTGAACGACGTTGTTAACTATGACCTAACCAGACAGCATATCAACTGGCACCGAGATGAGGTTCAGGTTGGTGGCAAGGTTACTGTTCTACGTCAAGGGCAGGTAACAACAAATCGTCTTGTAAGCGGCATTTCACCAACAGCTGGTACTGATGCTTATGTTGGCGCCAGTGGTCTCGTTGGAACATCCAGCACCAATGCTGTGAAGATTGGTCAGTTCTTGAGCAGCTTAAGTGCAGATGGTTATGCTAAAGTCTCAGTCAATATTACTTGATTTTTATCAATAAGGGAGATATAATATGTCATCAGTTAATAGCAAAGCTTTCCAACCAACACCAGAACTTACAGATCTTTTGATCCGTTCTGGCTCTCCAAACAGAGAGGTATCTTTAGCTGCCAATGCTGAGTTTGCAAAGGCCTTAGAACTTCCTCTCCGTAAGGGTTTGTTAAGTGGAGATATTCTAGACGGTATCTTCGAGCCAATTCGTTTAGCTCAAAGTGCCACTCCAGAATTCCCACTAGATTTTCTAGCCCCAGGTACAGAAAAGGACTTTGTTGCCTATACTGTTCCTAACCACGGCTATGTTCCAGAACGCCATGTTGAAGGCGATTACGTCATGGTTCCTACTTTTGATATCGGTGCTAGTATCGATTATCTTCTAAAGTATGCTCGTGATGCTCGCTGGGACGTAGTTGGTCGTGCAATGGAAGTTCTTGAAAGTTCTTTCGTCAAGAAGATGAACGATGATGGCTGGCATACATTGCTTGCTGCTGGCGTTGATCGCAACATTGTTGTCTATGATAGCGATGCTGCTTCTGGCCAGTTCACCAAGAGACTAGTAAGTCTTATGAAGACTGTTATGCGTCGTAACGGCGGAGGTAACTCTGCTAGTAACAATAGAGGCATGTTAACAGATCTTTATGTTTCTCCAGAGTCAATGGAAGATATTCGTAATTGGGGTATTGACCAAGTTGACGAAGTTACACGTAGAGAAATCTACACTGCTGGTGATGGAGCCATCAACAGAGTATTCGGTATCAATCTTCATGATCTAGACGAACTAGGAGAAGGTCAAGAGTATCAACTCTTCTACTCCAGTGTTCTTAATGGCACACTTCCAGGTAGTGATAACGAAGTGGTTGTTGGCCTAGATCTTCGTAAGAGAGATAGCTTTATAATGCCAGTCCGTGAAGAAGTTCAAATTTTTGAAGATGACACACTACATCGTCAAAAGAGAGCTGGCTTTTATGGTTGGGCTGAACAAGGCTTTGCTGTTCTAGACAATAGAAGAGTTATACTAGGTTCTCTATAATACTATAACAGTCTTAAGACTATTATTAAAAATAAGAAGAGCTGCCTTAACCGGTGGCTCTTTTTATTTCACCACTATCGAGAATATACAGATTTGTTTTTGTAGACAAGCTAAACAGACAACGAAGACTTAGGTGTATAATACTTTATATCCTACTCTATTTTAATAGCTTAGAATATCCTATCCTTAAGGGCATAAACTAATGGCAGCAGCCAAATATGACTTTGCTATAGAACAGGGAACATCATTTAAAATATCCTGGATATACAAAAACCAGAATGGAACCCCCATCAATTTAACAAACTGGTGTGCTAGACTTACTTGGAGAACTAACTTGAATGCCACCCAAGCGTTTCATTCTGAAAATACTGACTATAGTGTATATAAATTTACAATAGATGATTTAAATGGAAAACTTACTTTGCTAATTCCCGCCTCAACTACTAATGGATTTATCTTCAACACGGCTAAATATGATCTGGAACTACGATCTCCAGATGATTTATATGCTGGTGGTGGAGGTAAATATATTACTAGGATTGTATTTGGTACAGTTACTGTTGTTAAGAGATTTAGTCAAAATACTTCCAACTTAGACTGTAACATATGAGTGATTTTATTGTTGAAATTGTAGATACAGAGAATAACATTATTGAGATAGAAACTAGTTATATTGAAAATATTAATAATCTAGAAATAGAAAGATACGAAACGTATAATGTTGATGTTATCAATACTGAAAAGATTCTACTTAGTGATCTACCAGATTCCTACCCTATGAATAAAATTATTGGAAATTTATCTGTTTATAGAATTAGTGGATTAGACGATTACTTAGACTCATACCAATTCGACTGTGGAACACCCTAAAATATTTTAATGGAGATTTATAATGCCAGTTCAAACTAAAATTCAGTTTCGTAGAAGTATAGCAACAGACTGGGTCGCAGTCAATCCTATTTTAAGTGCTGGAGAAGTAGGCTATGAAACAGACAATAAAAAATTCAAGATAGGAGACGGTACAACAGCCTGGAATTCTTTGGCTTACGCAGCTGTTTTACCTTCTGAATTAAATGAATTGGTAGACGATAGAGTTAATGATCTATTGGTCGCTGGTTCTAATATTGAAAAGTCTTACAGTGATTCAACAAATGCCTTAACCATATCTGTTACTGGAGTTTCCCTTCCCGGCCATACTCATTCATCTTCTGCAATTACTGATTTTAATAGTAGTGTTAGTGGCTTATTACCAGTAAAAAATATTGTGGCTGGCACTAATATTGCTGTAAGTGGAAACAATGGAACATTCACAATATCTACTAATGGATTAGATGCTAATACAGTTAAAGATGTTATAGGAGCTACCATAACTGGGGTAAGTGGTATTAGAGCAAGTTATGATGATACTAGTAAGGTAGAAACCATCTCAGTTACTGGATTAACTAGTTCTTATATTGGAGATTTTAATTCCTCGGTAAGTGGTTTATTAAATGTTAAGAGTTTATCTCAAGGATCTGGCATTGGCATAGTTAATAATGCTGGTGTTCAAACTATTAGCGTAACTGGAATCCCAAGTTCTTTAGTTACCGATCTTGGAAGTGTTGCTACCACTCAGGTAATTGGAAGAACTGGTATTGCTTTAACTTATGATTCTATTAATGATGCTATGTTTATCGATACTACTGGAGTATCTTTTGTTGGACATACTCACACCTGGAATAATATAACAGACGCTTCTACAAGAGCAACACTAGCTGAACTAACATATCTGTCCGGAGTTGTTGCTGGTACAGCTTCTGCAAGCAGAGCTTTAGTACTTAATAGTACCCGTAGTATTGTTGGTATTAATAATTTAGCAACCACCGGAAACATTACAGTTGGTGGAGATCTTATTGTTCAAGGGACAACTACTACAGTTAACAGTACTACTGTAGAAATTGGTGATAACATTATCAGAGTTAATACTAGTGGCTTGAATACCGGAGGTATGGAAGTTTATACAGGGACTGACACAAAGTCAGTTGTTTGGAATACATCAGCTAATAGGTGGGAATTTACTGGTGGAGATATTTATACTAGTGGTAATTTTATTGGATCATTGAACGGCAATGCTAGTACTGTTACAAATGGCGTTTATACAACAGATACTGGTACTGTTACTAGTACCATGATTGCTAACAACACCATTGTTGATGCAGACATTAATAGTGCCGCTGCTATTGCATACAGTAAGTTAAGTCTATCTAATAGTATTGTAAATGGAGACATATCCAGCTCCGCAGCTATTGCTGATAGCAAACTAGCTACAATTAGTTCAAGTGGCAAAGTTAGCAATAGTGCAACAACAGCAACAGACAGCAATACTACTTTGGCTATTGTATCCCGTGATGCTAGCGGCAATTTTAGTGCGGGAACTATTACCGCTAATTTAAGTGGTAATGCCAGTACAGTAACTAGCGGTGTTTATACATCAGATACTGGTACAGTAACAAATACCATGTTGGCTGGAAGTATAGCTAATAATAAGCTTCTTAATAGTTCGGTTACAATAGGCTCTACATCAGTATCTCTTGGAACAACAACGTCTACTCTCGCCGGACTAACAAGCATTAGCGGAGTTAGCGCAGCTAATCCAACAACACTATATTACTGCGTCATTGATGGCGGCACACCATAATATTTTCATAAAAAAAAGGAAAACACAATGAGAGCTTTTTTTGGCTTCGGTAACAGTAATGGTAAATTATTCATTAGTCGTGCTACAAATAGACTCGTAGTTAGACAACAAGACAATATTAAAAAATTAGCTGCTATGAATGTGGGAGGGTGGGGTGACCCACACCTGTATATTAGACAGGCCCAAACTCTTAATCCAAATAACTACTCGTCTGGAAAGTTTTTAGCAAAATGGGGAGATAATAAAGTAGGGTCTGGCGGCACAGAATTACTTTTGCTAGATGTTGAAACACGCTTAATGAAGCTCAAGGTATACTACACTGTTAAAAATTGGAAAACGGCAAAAGCAATAGAAAGTTTTAGAATCGTTCATAATAATGTTACAAGAACCTTCAACAATACTGCATATACCACTATTGGACCAATCACTATTTCTATAATAAAAGTTGGTACTGGAGCATTATCATATTTAAACTTTGAGATGAAATGGAATACAATATATAATATTACAAAACTTGGCGGCGCACTAACAATGATCTTAAGAAAAGTAGCTGATTCAGGTGGTTTTTGGGTTGGAAAAGATGGAAGAACATGGGACGGATACGGAGAGGCAGGACAAACTTATGGCTTAACAAGAGCTAGCTTTGAGACATCCGTAGGTGGATTGTCAATAGATGAAAACTCTAATGATATGTTTCGTGTTCAAGATATAATATTATCAGATGAAGATCTAGAAACAATAAACGTCGCACAAATAGAAGAATCTGATATTTTAGATGATTTAACAGACGAATCAACAAATGAATCAGTATCAGTATGGGATCAAAGTGTGCTTGGAGATGTTGAAGAAGGGATCGAAGGAAGTTTGACAATTTTCGAAACTCATGGAACTATTGATCATCACTTAGCTAATCTTGTTAATAATGGAGCTACTATTGAGGGAATGAGTGCGGGAACGGCATCTTCTATTATTTCTAATTTTACAGCTAATAATGTATCATATGATGATGGTTATGTTTCTGGAAATTCTATAATTGATGATAATTTTATTCCATAATATTATTAATCAGTTTGATATTTTGTTAAACTTGCCTTGAGGTGTATATATTATTATTATAATCGCTCTACGGAACATCCAGGATATAAGTAAAAATGGCTGTTAATGATTTAATAACATTTCGCAAAGGAACATCTTCAGCATGGACTTCGGTCAATCCAGTATTAGCTAGTGGTGAGCCCGGCTACGATTTAACAAATAGTATTCTTAAGATAGGAGACGGAGTTTCAAATTGGGTAGCTCTTAGTGGAATAGGATCAACTAGTGTTGGTGGTTCATCATCTTCGTCTGTTGGAGTTAGAGGAATAATAAGCACAACAGGAACATTGACCAGTTTTGCCGTGTCAGGTGGCTATCCTGTCGGGTATTTAGATTTGTTCCAAGACGGAGTTAAGCTAGTATCAGACCTAGACTTTTCTGCAACAGATGGATCTAATGTTACTCTTAATAATAGTGTTCCATCAGGAACAGTTTTAGAATATTTAACTATGGCTTCTGGAGTTTCTTCTGGGGGTAGTGGGGGTTCTAGTTATGATTCTAGATGGGATTTATTTCTTCCTCCGGCACCGACAGGAGTGACGGCTAGTCAGGGGAACGCTCAGGCCACAGTATCCTGGACAGCTCCAGCAGTTTTAAGTCAGACGCCGATTACAGATTATATAGTACAATATTCATCAAATTCTGGTTCAACGTGGACAACATTCTCTGACGGAGCTTCTACCTCAACGAGTGTGGCTGTTACCGGACTGAGTAATGGAGCATCGTATGTGTTTCGTGTTGCTGGGGTCAATGGCGTGGGTACTGGAACATATTCGACGGCTAGTAGTGCAGTGACGCCGGGGAGTATGCTTGAGGTTCTCGTTGTCGCTGGTGGTGGCGGCGGTGCCACTTCTGTAGGCGGCGGTGGCGGCGGTGGCGGCGTAGTTTATTCGTCTGCGGTGGCCTACGCAACAGGCGTACAATACATCGTGACGGTGGGCGGCGGCGGCGCGGGCGTTGGCTCAAATACTGCCGGAACGAACGGCTCAAACTCCTCATTCGCTAGCCTGTTAGCTGTTGCTGTTGGTGGCGGTGGTGGTGGTTCGTTTGGTGGCAATAGCTCAGGCAAAAACGGAGGCAGCGGCGGCGGCGGAACCGGTTTCACAACAGACAGCAGATCGCTTGGCGGCAGCGGCACAAACGGTCAAGGTTACAACGGAGGCAACGGCGCTGGGCCTTATGGTTCTGGAGCATCCGGCGGTGGTGGTGGTGCTGCTAGTGCTGGCGGAAACGCATCCGGCGGCTCCGCTGGCGCTGGAGGTGACGGTGTTGGCTCTTACAGTACGCTTGCGGCAGCAGCCAGCGTCGGCGTACTCTACTCAGGCACGAGGTATTTTTCCGGCGGTGGCGCTGGTATCTCGGTGGGGGCGGATCAGGTCACGCCCGTCAATGGCAGCAACTCTGTTGGCTCTGCTGGCACGGCAAACTCTGGGCAGGGTGCGGGCGGTGATGGAGGTACTGCTGGGGGAGGCGGCGTTGTGATTATCAAATCGCAAGTCGCTGCAACGGCGACAACTGGTAGCCCTGTGATTACGAACAGCGAGGGAAGCATCATCTACACATTCACTGGTACCGGGAGTATCACATTCTAATGGCACATTTTGCACAACTCGACGACAACAACATCGTCACACAGGTGATCGTTGTTAACAACGCGGAACTGCTCGACAACGGCGTCGAAAGCGAGGCCAAGGGCATCTCGTTCTGTCAGTCTTTGCTTGGCGGAAGATGGATACAGACAAGCTACAGCGGCAGCATTCGCAGACAATTCGCTGGCATTGGGTTTTCTTACGATCCGCAGGCAGACGTATTCGTGCCGCCGCACCCATTCCCGACGGCAACATTCACGCCAACTATTACCACATTTGCAAACAGATAACATATCACAAAACCATACGATATTACAACTTAAGAAATAATAACATATGACAAAAGCATATAATAATTCACTACTAGCACGAAACATAAGCATTAGCGGAGTTAATACCTCTGTTAGTGGGTTATTGTCTGTTACTAGTGGTAATTTTATAAATTCACTACAAGTTAATAGTGTTAATGTTAGTGTTAGTGGGCATACTCACTCATCTTCAAATATTACAGATTTTAACTCTTCAGTTAGTGGACTATTACCAGTGACCAATATAACTGCTGGTTCTGGAATTAGCATTAGCTCTAGTTCTGGCAATTATACAGTTGATAGTACGGTTATAATAAGTTATGCTACAACAGCTAGCTTTCCAGCTACTGGTTCAACCAACTCTTATTATTTAGCATCTGATACCAGTAGACTATATCAATGGACAGGATCATATTATGCCGAAATAGGACCACCAACCGCAGGCGTTAATAATGCTCAAAATGCCGCTAATCTTTATCTATGGAACAACTTTAAATAGGAGAATAAATTATGGCTATTAGTCCCTCATTTGCCGCAACACCTAGAATAGGAAATGTCAGCATATCAACTGCTGAAAGTTCTTATACTTCCCCAACAAATTTTGGAACTTTAATTACTGGAGCATCTACAGGAACACGAATAGCAGAAGTTGTAGTAAAAAATGCTGCTACCAGTTCTGCTGCTATAGTTCGTTTATTTTTACATGATGGATCTACTTATTATCTTTTTGACGAATATACTATAGCTGCCGCCACTGGATCAAGTACTGTTCAGCAAAGTAGAGTGAGTACCCAGTATAACAATCTTATATTACCAAGCGCCTCTTGGACTTTAAGAGTAACTACTAGCGTTAGTCAAGCCACCCACGTTACTGCTTTAGGTGCTGATCTATGAATAATGGTATTTATGGTTTTGGATCATCTTTAGCATCTTCTAGTCCATACGGACCATATGGAATATCTGGTTCTTCGTCTATTGTTGGAACAATAAGATTATTAGTTGTTGGAGGCGGTGGAGCTGGTGGTATTCGCTCAGGACATACTCCTGCTGGTGGTGGTGGAGGCGGAGGTGTACTTGAACAGCTTCTTGGAATTTCACTGCAAACAGAATATACGATAACCATTGGAGCTGGGGGAGCAGCGAATACCCAAGGTTCTATTTCTCGGTTTAGCAGTATCGTCGCAATAGGAGGAGGTGCTGGCGTTGGTCAAAATACGCCTATAGCATATGGAGCATCTAGTGGAGGCACTAGCACATCGATAACGAGACTAATATCTCTTTGCTCTACGCAAGGATTTTCTGGTGGTACTGGTCTTGCGGCAGCTACCGCCGCAGGAGGAGGAGGAGGAGCCGGGGCGCAAGGTGGTGACGCTGTATCTACTGCATCTGGTAATGGTGGTGCTGGTCGGTTAGCAACAATTACTGGATCATACTATGGCGGAGGAGCTGGTGGTGGTTGTTACTCTAACGGAATTAATCCTAATGCTATTGCTGGCACTGGTGGTATTGGTGGTGGAGGGAATGGAAATGCAGCAGCATCCGTTGCAGCCGTAGCTGGGACAGCCAATACTGGAGGAGGAGGTGGGGGTGGAGGTGGAACAAATGCAAATCCAGCAACTGGTGGTTCTGGCGTTGTTATTGTTCGTTGGAATTCTTCCCAAATGAAAATTAATATAGGAGTAGGATTAACATTTACAACAACCACAGTAGGATCTGATACAATAGTTACCTTTACAGCAGGAACCGGAACAGTATCATGGAGTTAATTTATGCCATTTAATTTTCCAAATAATCCAACAGTAAATCAATATTCTCGTCAAAATAATAGAGTATACCGATGGAATGGATATTCGTGGGATTTATTTGCTGATAATTTTTTACTTCGTGTGTTGGTGGTTGGTGGTGGAGCGGCTGGTGTTACTGCACAGGGAGGTGGCGGACGCCCTGGACCCGGAGGTGGTGGTGGCGGCGTGGTGGATCAGACCCTTGGCGTTCTACTTAACACATCATACTCCGTGACGATTGCTGCCGGTGGCTCTGTTGGAGCATTCCCCGGAAATAATAGTTTTTTTGATGGTATCACTGCCGCAGGCGGTGGAACGGGTTCGACATCTAGCGTTGGCTTCTCGCTTGCTACAGGTGCCGGATATTTGTTCCTGACCGGCAACAGCAACGGAGGCACTCGCAATGCGTCCTACATCACGACGCAAGGATTTTCCGGTGGCCTTGGCCAATCAAACGGAAGGGCTGGTGGTGGTGGCGGTGGTTCTGGTGGACAAGGGGGTGACGCCACTTCAACCGTTAGCGGTTCGGGCGGTATTGGTAGGTCTAGCGACATCACTGGATCGGCTGTTCTATACGGTCCCGGCGGTGGCTCTGGAGGCTACGTTGGAACATCTTCTGCTGGTTCTGGTGGTAGCACTGGTGGAGGCAACGGGTCGCAGGATGTTGCGTCTGCGGGATCGGCAGGTGCGGCTAATACCGGAGGGGGAGGTGGTGGTGGAGCAACTGATGGTACTAATTTCTCAGTTGGAGGAGTGGGTGGTAGCGGTGTTGTGATATTGCGATTTGATGCCATATTAAACATAACTCTTTCAGCGGGACTATCATACACTACAGCTTCTTTTGGAGCAGATACAATTGTTACAATTACAGCCGGTACAGGAACGGTTACATTTACAGTTTAAATAGGAGAATAATTATGGCTCATTATGCATTTTTAGATGAAAACAATATTGTTACTGAAGTTATAGTTGGTAAGAATGAAAACGAAGATGGTATTAATTGGGAAAAACATTATGGAGAATTTAGAGGAAAAACTTGTAAACGAACTTCATATAATACAGTTGGTGGAGTTCATAGTGGAGGTGGAGTTCCATACCGAAAAAATTATGCTGGGATAGGTTATGTTTTTAGAGAAGATATTAATGCTCCAGAAGGAGCTTTTGTTCCACCCTGTCCTGGAGATGATCATACTTTAAATGAGAATACTGGATTATGGGAACTTCTAAGTTAGCCATTTAATTTAAAATCTATCCCTTTCACTATAAGGTGTATTAAAGACTAGGCACACTCTCTATATAAAAGGGTCAAAATATGAGTTGGAATACTGAAATTCCTATTATTGTTAGAACTTTAATTAATGATTTAGAAGATCCTCCTATGTACTCGGATGAAAGACTATTACAGTCTATTACTGTAGCAGCTAAATATGTTCAATTCGATGTTGTATTGGAACATCAATATGACGTAAATATAAGTGCAGGAACTATAAGTCCCGACCCAACAGAAGATAAGGATGAAATTTTTATCGCATTATTATCTCTAAAAGCAGCATGTATTGTTGACCAAAGCACCTTCAGAACCAAAGCCGCAACAGAAGGAGTGAGAGCAGCTTTAGGTCCAGCTCAATTATCGGTAGCTGGTAGTCTAAACGGATGGAAGACAATCTTAGATAAGGGGCCATGCGCTTTGTACGAGGAACTTACATCTCATTGGGATGTTAAAGATGCTGCAGCCGTGGCTGTTATTCTTAGTCCATTCGTTGGTAATAAATTTGATCCAAGATATTTACAAGACTCTAGTGATAGATCTAGATATTTTTACTCTTAAAAGGGATATCAATCATTATGGCATCTGAATATAATTTTGACATCTCTAAAGGTAGTAGTTTAACAAAAACATTTGAGTATAAAAATTCAGACAATACCCCTATCAATTTAACAAATTGGCAAGCTCGTATCAGTGTTCAACCACTTGATGGACCAAATACGTCAGTTATTACTTATATGTCAGATAATCAAGATGCTATTTATTATCTTGTTGTTCAAGCATCTACTGGAAGAATAGTATTTAAGTTACCGTCATCAACGACCTCAGAATACACATTCTCTACTGCTCTATATGATCTAGATCTTAAAGCTCCAAATGAATTATATCCAGGAGCTGGAGATCAGATTGTTCAATTATTAAGAGGAACTATTACTATTCTTAATCCAAATATTATTATTCCAGAAGTTTTTATTCCAAAATCATTCGATCCAGACGAATGCGCCTCGTGTGAGTAGAGTTTATGCCAGATCCTATCATCAATGTATCATCTGATACAAAAATTGTAGCTATTGTTCAATCTGATCAGGATACTGTTCGCATATCCAATACTATAGTATCTACTGATGAAAATGTTAAAGTTGTTAATTCTATAGATGCTTTAGGTCTGAGTATTATATTACCAACAGCAGCTCCTAATTCGTCATCGGAAATAGGCACACCAGGAGAGTTGAGATGGGACAATGATTATATATACATATGCTTGACATCATCATACTGGAAAAGAATACCATTAACAGAATTTTAATATATGTTTCATAATATTATTACTAAACAGTTTAAACAAATATACAATGACATGATAGATCATTTGATTAGCAAAGAGGGTCTTAGCACATCATGTAAATTAATATTTGATGGTACAAATAATAAGTTATGTCCAAATTGTATTTATGATCCTATAAATCAAAAATCTTTTAATAAATATAATGGAACAGGCCCTGTTAGTTTTGCTGATGGATCAGTATGCCCAGCTTGTTTAGGATTTGGTAAAACACAAACAACATCTGATATAGTAGTTAATCTAGCTTTAATTTTAGATAGTAAGTATTGGTTGAACTGGGGACCAAATCATGTTAATATTCCAAATATTGCAGCACAAACTATTTGTGATATTTCTTTATTACCAAATATATTATCTTGTAAAAACATGGTGGTAGTAGAAACAGAGTCATTCGTATCTGCAACATACTCAAAAGCAGGTTTTCCAACACCAATTGGGTTAGGAGATAAAAAATATATATTAACTAATTGGACTCAGCCATGAGAATCACAGCAGATTTATTAGAAAGTAATAATCAAATTTATGAAGCTATACTAAATAATATTAAAAGTATATTAGATGTAGCTATAAATAAAAGTATTAATAATATTCGTGCTAATATTAGAAATTTAATTCAACAAAGAGTCACTAACGAGCCTGAGTATTTGTCTTTAAAAAATGGCAAATTAAGACTAGAATTTGGAATAGAAAATATAGATACTATAGATAAATTTATAGACTTAGTATTAAATACTCTTAAAGTTGAAACAAAACCAATTCAAGTTAATAAATTATCAGTATCTGGTGGTTTTCAATGTTCTTTTTTAGATAGAGACGAATTACAAAATTTAGTATCCTCAGAACCTGCATTGGTTTATGATAATAAAGGATATTATTTACCTTGGGCTAAATGGTTATTGCTTGAAGGAAATAAAAGAATCGTTAAACAATATGATGTTAGTCAACTTAATTCTAACAAATCTCGTTCGGGTATGGGATTTATGATAAGATCAGATACAGACTGGTTTGTTCCAAGAGAATTTGCCGGGTCTATTACAAATAACTGGCTTTCTAGAGGTATTGGTAAAATAACAGAACAACAAATTACTAGTATCATACAAACGGAAATAGAGAAACAATTATGAATATTAGTAATAATACTTTTTATGGTGTTACCAGCCTAAATCAAAATTTTTACACTTCTAGTATAGAAGATAATTTAAAATCTTATATTAATTATAATATGTTAAATATTGGAGGATTTGTCAATGTTAATGTGCAAACCTCCGGTCTTTATAATAATATTACATTTGATAGATTGAAACCAATCAATGCTGTAGGACAAGATACTAATACTATCTGGCAAACACCAAAAAGAGATTGGGTCTGGGAGTCGGGCGTTTCTTTTAATAATTCTACTCCTAATGCTATTAGCGGAATCTATGTAAATAACACGCTCTATCCTGCTCCAAGTGGTTCTGGCGCAATTACATATACTTTGGATTATCCTAACGGATCTGTAATTTTTGATAAACCTTTATCTAGTGCTACTAAAATTCATATGGCATATAGTTACAGATGGTGCCAAGTTATCAAGTCTGTAGATAGTGAATGGAAATTATTGCAACAACTTACATATAAACCAACAGATACTACTAAAACAAATCTTAGTAATATTTTAGGTGAACATAGACTACAGATGCCTTGTATTGTAATAGAACCAACCCCAAATACTTTCGACATTCCATACGAACTTGGTTCTCTAAAATCTTATAGGAATCAAGATGTTTTATTGCATGTTTATTCAGAAAATCTAAATGATAATAATAAAATTGTTGATATTTTAAGATTACAAAAAGACAATAATATCGTGATGTACGATATTAAAAAACTAATCTCTGATAATGCATATCCATTAAAATATAATGGATCAATTAATCCTAGTGGATTAAACTATAGCGAAATTATTAATAACTCAGCATTTCATTGGAAAAAACTATATATTAAAGACATTAATTTAATTGATCAGCAAAAAAATACGGTCTCTGATCTTATATGGTGTATGCTTAGAATGACCGTCGAAGTCATCCTATAAATAATCTAACAAGGGTAAAATTATGGCCAACAATCGTATATTCTATGCCGTTCAAGCAGTCAAAATGAAGCCATGCACATCTGATGCTTCGTCTACAAGTTATGGTAGTGAAGTTATATTAAAGGGTATTCAAAGTGTTGGTATTACAACCAACTTTAATCTCGAACAAGTTTACCAGTTAGGTCAACTAGAACTTTATGACAACGTTGAAGAAGTACCAGATATCGAGGTTACACTCAATAAAGTACTAGACGGAACAAGACTCGTATATAATACTGCCACAGACGGATCCAACAGTTCAGGTAATAATCTTGGACTTACCCAAATTGCTGATCGTAGATGTGACGTTGCTCTAGGTATTTATAACGACACCGACGTTGGAACTTCCGGAGCAGCTACATATTATGTGGTTTGCACAGGTATGTATGTTTCTAGTGTTTCTTATAACCTAGTAACAGACGGAAACTTTACAGAAGATGTAACTTTGGTTGGTAATCATAAAAAGTGGAGTCTCACTACTGGTTCTGGTATCAAGAACTTTAACTCTGGTGTTACAGACAATGGTTCACAGACCACTAAGGTTGCAAGACGTAGTGCTTTCAATAAAGACTTGTCTATTTTACCAACAGGCGATAATAATCTTCCAAGCACAGTTGGCGAATTACATATTAATAGTATTACTCTAAGTTGCAATCTTGGAAGAGAATCTATCAACGAGCTTGGTAGAAGATCTCCTTACTATCGTTATGTTAATTTCCCAGTAGAAGTAACATCAGAATTTGAAATTACAGCTACTCGCGGAGATCAAGTTGACGCTGACGATTTCGGAACACTAACTGGTTGTACAGCTGCTTCTGCAAGTAATCTTACAGCTAAACAAATTAAGATTTTTGTATGCAGCTCCAACACCAATAGTGTTGATTATGTATTCGATTTAGGTACCAGAAATAAACTAACCAGCGTTAACTATACTGGTGGTGAAACTGGTGGCGGTAATTCTACTATTACTTATAGCTATCAAACATTCAATGACTTTAAGGTCAGTGGTGTTGCCTGATAAGTAATCGGCAGAGAGACATAAGCGCCATAAGTTGTTTATGGCGCAGGAACTATTAAGGAGGACACTAATGGATCAAGATTATATATTTACTATTATAGGAAAACTCTATATTGATATCACGAATGCTCAGAAGATTATAGAAGGTCTTCAGATGAAGCTTAAAGAAAAAGATAAGATTATTCAGGAATATCAACATAAAGAATCTCTAGGACATGCAGAAGGATAATATTCCATTATTAGTACATAGAATTATTTCTGGTAAATTATATATTACTATTAATGATATCAGATACACAGTACATGCTCCGAACGCTGATCAAAAGTATGAAGCAGAACTATTCTATGAATCTGTTATAGAAGATAATAAATATGACACATGGTTTAGAAAAGAAAATATTCTAAATATATTAAAATATGTAGGATTATGGGATAATGATGACGATATTATGCTAACAGATACAGAAAAAAAAATAGAAACACTAAAACATAATTTATATACCAATAGATTATTAGCAGAAAAAACCAAAAATATCAGACAAGATTTAACAGAGAAAAAACAGTTTTTAGATAAATTACTAAACCGTAAACACAGTTTAGACTATTTAACTCTAGAAGATTACGCTAATATTAGAAAAAATGAATATCTAATAGTACATAACACGTACGGATTAAATAATCAGTTAATTTTTTCTGATGCTGCAAATATAGATACTAAATTATTTTTTGCTATTAGCACTAATATTAGTGAAAGCTTTATCTCTATTGAACAGTATAAGACTATAGCAAAACATGAATATTGGAAAAATATTTGGAATAGCAATAAAAACCACCTTTTTACCGGCCCAGCATGTCTCTATACTGATGAACAAAAAACACTAATTAATATTAGCTTAATGTATGATCGTATATATGAACATCCAGAATGTCCAGATGAATCAGTAGTCAATGATGATGATATGTTAGATGGATGGATGATAGATCAGAAGAAAAAGAATGAAGAAAAGAAAAAAGAAAATAATGCTAAAGATTTAGTGAATAAACATAAGAATGCAAAAGAAATTTTTATAGTTAGCGACCCAAATGATGCAAATTCTGTGTATAGTATGAATACCGGACAATCAAGAAGTATAATCAAGCAAAGAGCTGGAGCCATAGCCAAGGCACAAGAAGGATTAGACGAGTTTAGATTACCGGATGTTCAACAAGACCTAATGCTAAAAAGAAACAGTAGAGGATAATTATGGATAAAGACTATATACTATATCTAGCAACTAAAAAACTTGAAACCACAATGATAGGCTCTTTGGCCAGATTTGAGGATGCTTTTGGAAATTTGTGGGGACATAATAAAAACTATGATCAACCACTCACAGAAAGAGAAATAGAATACGAAAATATTTGGACAGATACTCGGAACAGAATTCTAGATCATGGCAATAAACAAATTAGAGCCATGGTTAATGATTTGAAAAAAGTGTTAAATGATAAACTACAAACTAAATATACCTATAAATTTCACGTTAATAATCCCCAGGAGAATCAGGAATGAATACTAGAACTTTTAGTGCCGTTGTAGACAATAAAGAAATCTGGCTTACTGCTAAAAGCCCATCTTTAAATGATCAGAGAGAAGCTCAAAAAATTTATAATCAAGCCTTTACAGACGCTATTAAGTCCAAGAGCGTGGTAAGAGCCAAGCTAGATGACTTGCTCAAAGACCAGGGACTATGGAATGATGAAAAACAGGCTAAGTTTACAGAATTACAGAAAGAATTATTGGAAGGAGAGAAAAAGTTAGCTAAAGGAGGTATCTCTTTAAGAGAAGCTAGAGAATTAGCTTTGAGAATGAAAAAACTTAGAGAAGATATCAGAGATCTGATCAGTGTTAGAACATCTTTAGACAACCATAGTGCAGAAGGTCAAGCAGATAATGCAAGATTCAATTATCTTGTATCCGTATGTGTGGTGTATAAAGATACTAATGATAAATATTTTAATAATTTAGAAGATTACCTAAATAGAGCAGATGACCCTGTAGCTATGCTAGGTGCTCAAAATTTGGCTAATATGCTCTACGGATTGGATAATGACTTTGAAAAGAATTTACCAGAAAATAAATTTTTACATAAATATAAGTTTGTTAATAGTGAATTAAGACTTATAGACAAAAAGGGTAGGTTGATTGATGCTGATGGTAGGCTTGTTGATGACAGAGGAAGATACATAGACGAAGAAGGAAATTTTGTAGATAGATTTGGTAATAAGATGAGCGAGACTGGAGAATACATAGTTGATGCACAACCGTTTTTTGATGATGATGGAAAACCAGTTATCCCCACAGAAGAAGACAAGAAAACTAATGAAGCACCAAAAGACCCAGAGCCCGTTGTTCAACAACCTGTTGCTGACAACACAGTCAAAGAATCCTAAGATTATTCTTCATTTATTGTCTTATATAATAATGACACCATGTTTCTATTTAGTTACATGGTGTTGTTGTTTTTATGGAGTAATTAAGCATGGCTAGTACTTTTAACCTTACTGCACAACTTAACCTAAGAGGTCCTGCTAATATTAGAGCTGTTGTAGCTAATATTAGAAGACAAATAGGTACTATTGATGCTAATGTTAATATTGTTGTAAATCCTGCTGCGGTACGTAATTCTACAGCACTTAATACGGCACTAGTAAGACTAAACACCACATTACAAACTACTACTGTTAATGCTACCAGTGCTGCCAATGCCATTAATGCATTAGTAGCATCAATGACTTCTGCTTCTAGTCTTAGACCGCCACCAGCTTTAGTCAATATGCCAGGAACACTAGCTTCTATAGGAGACGCTGCTAGACCGATTGGAACAACTATAGAAACAGCAACTGGTGAAATTACTAATTTCGGTAGACAAGCAGGATTAGCTGTTAGAAGATTCTCAGCTTTTGCTGCAACGACAGGTATTATTTATTCGTTTACTAATGCTATTAATAGTGGATTAAAAGCGTATATAGAATTTGATAAACAATTAACAAGATTATCACAGGTAACAGAAGAGAGTCGATCAGGACTTACGGGCCTTACCAATAATATTACTAGTTTGGCTACATCTCTTGGCGTTAGTTCATCAGAGCTAGCTAATGTATCAGTCACGCTTGCTCAGGCTGGTTTAAGTGCACAGGATACATCCAAAGCTTTAAAAGCGTTAGCTCTTAGTGCTTTGGCCCCATCTTTCGATCAATTAAATGATACCGTAGAAGGTAGTATCGCATTGATGAGACAGTTCGGTATTAGCGCAGGGGATTTAGAAGGAGCACTAGGCTCCATAAACTCAGTTGCTGCTAAATTTGCCGTTGAAGCTTCTGACCTTATTACAGCTATTCAAAGAACCGGTGGTGTGTTCGCATCAGCTAGTCGCGGAGTTAGTGAAGGCACAGATGCTTTAAATGAATTCTTAGCAATTTTTACCAGTATTAGAGCTACTACTCGTGAAAGCGCAGAAACTATTGCAACAGGTTTAAGAACTATTTTTACTAGAATTCAAAGAGCAGAAACTATAGACGCTCTAAAAGAATTCGGAGTTGTACTTACAGACCTTGAAGGTAAGTTCGTAGGACCATTCGTAGCCGTACAAAGATTAGCAGAGGGCTTAGGAAGATTAGATCCAAGAGATTTAAAATTCTCACAGATAGTTGAAGAGCTTGGAGGTTTTAGACAAATAGGTAAAGTGTTACCACTTATTCAACAATTCGCCACTGCTCAAGAAGCATTAGCGGTTGCTCAAGCTGGACAAGGATCTTTGGCGACTGACGCAGCTAAAGGACAATTAGCATTAGCAGTACAAATTCAAAAAGTGAGAGAAGAGTTTGCAGCACTAATACGAAGTATCGGAGAAACAGATAGTTTCCGTACAATGATTACACTAGGTTTGGATTTAGCTAGTGCTTTAATAAAAGTTGCTGACGCAACCAAAGGAGTGCTACCATTAGTAGGTTTGATGGCCGCATTCAAAGGTATTAGTGGTATTACGCAATTTGCTACTGGATTTGCTGGAGGACTTAGAGGCACTCCAGCTACACAAACCAGAAGATTTGCTACTGGTGGTTATGTTCCCGGTTCCGGAAACAGCGACACTGTACCAGCAAGATTGACTCCAGGAGAATTTGTAATTCGTAAAAAAGCTGTAGAAGCTATTGGCGTTGGTAAATTACAGGCTTTGAATAGAAATGCTGGCGGACCAATATCCATTCAGAGATCTAGTATTGGCAGAGGACCTGTCCAGAAATTTAGTGTAGGAGGAAGCCCTGAAACACAAACAAATAATGAGTTAACTACTCATAGAACTCATATAGGTCCTAAAATAGCATTATCTCCAAAACAAGCAAAACTAGCAAGATCCTATGGATACAGCCAGTCTTACGCAGCGTTAGGAGCAGAAAGACAAATTGACTTTGCTCCGTATCTCCCAGCAGTTTGGAATGAACAATGGAGAAGAGGCGGATCAAATAAAGGAGTTGCTCTTTCTGAAATCCTTAATTATGTTAATCCAAGATCACCAGAACAACTATTTGGTAGAGGAGGTATTCCTTCGTTACTTTATAATAAATTATCTAGAAGAAACCAATTACTGCCTTTAAAAAATGTTTTCTTATCCGGATTAAGAGCAGCTCCTTCACTTATTCAAAAAGATTCTCAACTAGATTTTATCTTGCCAAATTATATTAAACCATTTTTAGATTCATTAGATCTATGGTCACCATTAGCTGAAAAACAAACCTTAACTATTCCTAGAAAATTTTCAGGAACTGATGTTTTTAAGACCTTGTTAGACAAAGGAGTTCTTAAAACAAAAGTAAGAACTACTACACCAGGTATTCGTAAATCTTTAGCTCAGGATTTAGGAAATACTTTTGCCAATGGTGGTTCTATAAGAGCATTCGCTGAAGCAGGAGCAGTGTCTGCTACAGGTGGCAAGCCAGCAACTGCCTCGGAAATACTCAGGGTATTAGGAGCACAAAAAGCTGCGGCTGCTGGTGGAATATCTTCAACAGATGTATATACTTTACTTAAAAAACAAAAATTAACACCAGAACAGGAAGCAAGTAAAAAAGCTATTTTTGCAGAATTTACTAAACAACAAAATAGATTATCTGGAGCACAAAAGGCTAAAACCACCAGAGCAGAATCCAAAGGACTAGTATTTGGCGCTGCTGGTATGATGGGATCCGCATTTGCTCCTATTAATAAGACTATTAATTCTAATTTATTAAAATCTCCGGTGAGTGTGAGGATTGTTAGTGGACTTATGAATCCAGATACAGCAGCTTCTCTGGACCAGTCTTTTTCTTCCTCTGTTAACAAAACTGCCAAACAAGCTGCTAAAAAAGTAATGGTGGCTGATATTTTATCTAATCTTGGTCTTGGTAGAGAATTGAATTTGGATTTTGACAGAACATTAGCTTTTGGAGCAGATAAAGTGTTGGCTGATCCAAAAACTCCAAAGTTTGCTGAGTTTGGAGATAGAACTAAAGTAGCAGCCGCTCTTAAAGGAGCAAAGCTTAGTTTATTAGGTAGAGAATTAGTTGGCATGGTTTCTAAAAAACCTGAATTACTTAGTAGTCTAAGACTAATTACAGCTCGTCCATCATCAACATTAGACCTTGTTCATCAGTGGTTATCTTCTCAAGGATTACCTATTCCATTATCTCAATTCAAGGGATTGGGAGGTCCAGGAGTTTCTGGTTCTCAAATAGCTAAACTTAAAGCGGAATTACTTAGTCCAGGATCAGTATTTGTTGATGATGATGTTAGAAATGTGAAAGCGGCCAAAGCTAGATCAACAGAAGGAATTACGTCATATAGGTATGGTAATAGAAAAAGTATAAAAAATACTAATGCTGATGCTACAGCCCAAGGAGTTATCTTTGAAAGAATGATCGAACAATTAGGAGGACCATCAGCTCTAAAAGGCCAAGGTTTAGATTTTCCTAATGGACTTAAGGGAGCAGCTAAATATTTTAATATACCAGGAAACATCCCCACTGATGCAAAAAGAACAATTAGTGGTCCATCAACAGTAGAGGATAATATTGTTACTTATCTTAAAAATGTTAAAGGATATAATCTTGGAGGAGTAGTTCAAAAATTTGCTTCTGGAGGCTTATCAAAACCTTTAGACACACTAGAAAGATACTACACAGACGCTACTCCAATTAATCTTGGTTTGTCTAATAGCAAATCATTAAATAAAGAGGACAGAAAACAATTAGCTTCAGATGTTAGAAATTTACGTAAACTTCGCACAGAAGCACCAGAGGAATTATATACTTCAATATCTCGTAATGCATTTGATAAATTTGCTATGGATACTGGATTAAATAAAAATCCAGATATTCCACAAGGAACCAAATTTAATGCTAAACAAGCATATTATGCTCCAGAAGTAGCTAAAATTATTGGTAAAACTTTTAGTCTTCCGGGATTCATTTCTACAAGTAAAAACTACGCAGTTGCCAAATCATTCTTAGATAATGCTCCAAGAGCAAAAGATAATTGGGCAGCTATGCTTACTGTAAAAACAAAAAAGAATGCTCAAGGAGTAGATGTTGCCGAACAATTAAAAGATCGTAAAATTAATGTAACCAAACAAGATATTAATCCAAGAACAGGCAAAACCGAAACGTTCTTCATGAAACAACCCAATGAAGAAAACGAATTCATGCTTTCTCCTCGTTCTAAATTTAGAGTAAATACAGCAAAATACGTAGATTTAATGGGGAGACATAATCTTTGGGCTAATGTTCAGCAGTATGCTACTGGAGGATCCGTTCAAGACACTGTTCCTGCTTTATTAACTCCGGGTGAGTTTGTAATTAATAAAAAAGCTGCTAGTAGTTTAGGATCTAGTAGATTACATACTCTTAATAGAGCAGATAAAATTAAAGGATTTAACAAAGGAGGTCCGGTAGGAACCGTACAGAATTTCGCTGCTGGAGGTGCCGTACAAAGATTTTTCTTTGGTGGTGGTCCAAGAGTTCCAGCTAGACCGGGAGCACAAGCTTCTTTTGAGAATTTACGCATTCCGGACGGCGTGGTAACAGGTCTTGGTCAGATGATAGATGCCCTAGAAGAATTAGGAGTTAGGTCTTCGGACTCAGCCAATATCTTGCGTAGAGGAGGACAAATTAGTGTAGAAGCTGCTACAAGAGCATATGAAGCAGATATTTTAAGATTAAGAGTTTCTGGCGCACCAATGAGAACTGTTATAGAAGCTGAAACAAGACTTGCTAATATCAGACAGCAAGCAGCGGCTCAAGTCAGAGCTCAAAGACAATTAGCTGGAGTTAATGGTGGTCAATTAGAAACAATAGATTATGATGCACAGCAAAACTTACAAGCTATGATTCAAAGACGTCAAGCAAGTGGTCGTGATCTTGATGATACTTTTATGAGACGAGCAGAAAGCGTTTCATATGGAAGAGCAGCTCAAAGAGCTGGATTATCACCAACACAAACAGCAGGATTAAGCGGTAATGATCTTAGACAATATATTAATACTGCTATGGGAGATCCAAGAACATTTGAACAAATGAATAGAGCTTTTGAAACTAGAAGAAGAGCTGAATTAACAAGACAACTAACAGCAGAAGGTCGTTTCGGAGGTGATAGAAATAGAATTTTAGAAGAAGCCAGAAGAATGGCTCAACAAGAAGCAAGGATTCGTCGAGACACACTTAACGAAACTAGAGGAGCATCTGGTCCGGGTCGTACTGGAATAGGTTCTCAAGCTATGATGACAGGAGCTTTTGGTATTCAAATGTTTGGGGGCATATTAGCACAAGGTATAGACAGGAAAAGTAGTGCAGAATCAGCCGGTCTTGCAGCAGGTTTAGAAACAGCCACAACCGGATTAGGCACAGGATTAATGCTATATAGTCAATTGGATGAAATGTCTAAAGGATTATCTAACGTTAATACAACATTAGGCAGATTCGGGTCGGGATTAACAAGAGTTGCAGCTCGATTAACTGCTCTTGGAGCAGCTGCTTTTACGATTGTCTCGACCATTAAAGATGTTGTTAACGCAATGAATCAATTTGATATTGATCTACAGAAACAAAAGCTTGAATTTAGTATGAAGGGAGTTGAGCAAGAATTTGAGAGATTAAGAAAAGCTGCAAATAATATAGGATTTGATAGACTAAACAGTGCTCTAGAATCTGCTTCGAAAGCTTTCGCTTCAGCTCTAGACAGAGTAAGTAAACAATCCACTATTACTTTTACTAATCTATTAGACTACATATATACCTCTATGCCATATTTTGGCACAGGAGATACTGAAGGATTTGATAAAAGATCTGAGATTGAGAGACTTGGTGGTAAAAAAGCTTATTATGCTTCTCGCAGCGACGAAAGATCACTAGCTGATGAATATAAAAAAATTATACCACAACTTGCACAAGAACAAGCGGCTCTTGGTAAAGCTTTGTCAGATTCTTTACTTGAAAGCTTCAAAGAGAGAGCTTATAAAGGAGAATCTTTTCAAGATATTGTTAATGATCCTAATTTCAAGAGTTTTGCTGAGTCTTTAGCTAATGCAGACGCGGTTATTCGTCAGAGGATCCTTGAACTAGAAAATAGCGGATTAGACGGAGCTGTCATAGAGAAAGAAAAAAAACGCATAATAGACGCAGCTGCTCAAGAAAAAACAAGACAGCAGGTATTGATTACCATCAGAGACAAAGAAGCTAAATCCGTACAAAGATTTACTGCTGTATATACAGGATCTTTAATTCGTATGTTTAGAAACATGGAACAGGCAATAGCAGCAACATCGTTCTCTTTGCAACAAATGCAACAAAGCATAGATGGTAATATAGCAGCTTTAAACGGACAAGCTTCCTTACAGTCAACAGAATTAGGATTGTCTAATGTATTAAATAATCCAAGATCATATAACGATTTTCAAGGATCACAAGCTCGTGCAACAGCAGGTGGTTTTTTTGGACCTTCATCTAATATAGTTCAATCTCTATTGTCTGTTGGAGAAACAGCAGAATCTACAGTAATGAAAACTGTAAATTCAGTATTGGCACAAAATCCTGAAGCAAATGACGAAGTTATCTCCATGAAAATTGATGCTAATCTTAGACAAGCTCTAAAAGATCTAGGATTGCCACCTGAGTTATCAGAAAAAATAGCAGAACAAGTTGGTAGAGCAGTAGGAGAATTAAGAAAATCTGGAGAAGACAAGGTGTCTTTTTCTGAAATTCAAGATAAAGTAGCTTCATTAAGTAAAGTTTTAGATACCGCACAGAATGTTCAGGGAATAGTTAGTAAAGCTTTAGAAAGTTTTGGAGCTGCATTAGATTCTTATAGAAACAATATTAATAAAACTATTGACCTGGAAATATCTCGTAGAGATAAATTGCGTAGAGCTGACGATATCTTAGTTAATGCTAATGTAGAATTAGCAAAAGTACTAGGAAAAACTATTGATTTAGATCAGTCCAGACAAAGATTACAAAATAAAACTAAGAGTTTTACTGGAGGTTCTGTTGATCCTAGAGAAATTTTTAATTCTATTTTGGATTTAGATGCTCTAAGAAGAAGACAAGAAAGTTCACGAGCACAAGTAGCAGAAAGAGGTCCAGCTGGAGTTCCTGATTTTGCTAGACTTAGTAACAACGTGAAAGATACAAGTATCGCTTTAAGAGAAAATATTAGTGGCTTAAAACTCTTAGCGGAAAGTACTGAGTTTGCATCAGATGCTATGCAAAAAATGCAAGACGCTCAACAAAGAATAGGGGGCAAGGTTTCATTTATAGAAAAACTTGTAACATCTACTCCAGAAGAATTAAGTGGTCTTAATATGTCATTTGTTAGACTACAACGGAATATGAATGGTCAAATTAATACTATTAATAATAGTATAGGAGCGCAAAAAGCTTATCGTGAAGCTTTAAACAATGGAGCCAATGTTTTTGAAGCTATGAAATCTGCACAAGCAGCATTTGCCAATGAAAGAAAAGATACTTTAGGAGTACTACAAGACTTATTGCCTTTCTTGGGAGACAGTAAACAAGGATCTAATGTTAGAGCAAATGTATTAGAAAGTATGTTGCAAGAGTCTGGTATCGGCATAACTCCAATGTTTATGGACGTTTTAAATAGTTTGCGTAATCCAGAAGTTGATCCGGCTGTTTCCGCAGCACTAGCTTATTATAACGAAGCTAATGCATTACAAGCACAAGCTAACAGATACTTAGCAAACTTAGAAGGAACACTTGCACAAGATATTGCAGACAGATCTGCAAAAGCACTTAGTTTAGCTTTATCTAAAACACAATTAACTTTCGTTAATGCCCATTTAGCAGATATAGCTGCTGGTATTAATAGACTAGCTCCTTTGCAGCCTCAAGGCAAAGCTTCAGGAGGTATTATCTATGCAGCAGCAGGACAAATGGTTGATTTTAGTGCCAAAGGAACAGACACTGTTCCCGCCATGTTGACTCCCGGAGAATTTGTTGTTAATAGACAAGCTACTAGTAGAAATAGAGGACTATTAGAATCTATAAATAGTAATAAATATAGTAAAGGAGGAAAAGTTAGATATTATGATAAAGGAGGTTTCGTACATGATCTTGGTGATGAAACTATCTTTACTAAATCAGCTAGACAAAGTACTACAGAAATTATTGATCTAAATACACCTGCTGCAATAGCAGGTTTAACAAAAGCAAAGTCTGCTTTATATCAAGCTCCTACAGTATACACGTTTTTGAATAGCCCTAAACAAACTCCAAAAGCAGATGATAATACATTAACTCTAGACCTTAAGGATCTAGAGCCAGATGCCGGTACCAGAGTAGTACCGGGTATGGGACCAATATTAATGAAATATACAGATGAAGAAGGAGCAACAAAAGTAGATTACCAAATATGGGATCGTGCTGAAGCAGCTCTTTCTAGATTTGCTGGTATTAAAGATGAAAAGAGCTTTTTTCATACTGATGGCTCAGACAGTTTGAGTACTATTAAGCTAAATGAACTAGAGCTAGAAAAATATAAGAAAAAAGCAAAAGATAATAATATTGATTGGTCATTAGCTAAATATAATCTAGATCTTAATAATTTCGGATCTATGCCTTTTCCATCAGATTTTACTGGAGATGGAGATAAATTTGCTACAACAATAGTAAAAGGTAAGTCATTAGGTATTGCAAAAGAAAGACAGGCTGGAGCAGGCCCGGCATTATCTGATGAAAGAAAAAATATGTATAAAATTTGGAAACCAAAAAGAGGAGGAGAAACTGACGTTGTATCCACTAATTTCCCTAACTTTGCTATGGGAACACCGTATGCTTCTACTGATTTCGAACAAAAAAGAGAGGCTGGTACCTCTTTGGTTATGTCAAATTGGGAAAAAGACGTTATTGCTTTTGATAAGTTGGGAGCACTAAAAGACTCTAACGACGAATCATACCAGAAATATGAAAATACTGCTAATTTTTTAAGAGCTCCAGCATTTGACGATAAGGGAAAAGTAGATGCAAAAACACTAGAAATTCAAAATCAATTATCTAAATTATATAATGGATCAGTAGGAGAAATTTTTCCTGGAGCAGATGTTATTAGTAGATATTTCGATCAGCTAAGAATTACTGGAACAGCTAATAGTTTGGCTATTTTTAATCCTGGAGCTGTACCGGCACTCAACAAAACTATAGAAGAATTGGCAGCAAATCCTATTATAGCAAAAAATAGAGATTTGATGTTTAGTGGAGCTGGACTAAAAGCAACAGATGCTGCTGGAAATGCTCTTCCTTTCGTTGACCCAGGTCCACCACAAGGCATCCGTATCAAAGAGCTTGATGATCTGGGAGCTATTCGTCAACGATCTAAAGCTTTCCCCTATGTTATTAATGGTAAATTAGATGATCTAGACCCTGTATTAAGACAACAACTAGAAGCACAGCTTGCTGCTGCTAATCCTGGCGATATTAAGATGACAAGACTACCAGAGGAAAATCTGGCAGTACCAGTTCCTGCTGCATGGGGATTGCAACAGTTACTTGGCGGTAATCCAAATATGGATTTAAAAATAGCATATGATGAATGGGAAGGCAAATTATATGATCCAATTAATAAACAATTCGAACCAGCAGCTACTAAGCTATTCTTGCCATCAAACACAGGAGGAACCCTATTTGAAGGTATTAATCCCGCAATACTAGATAAGCGTAGAATAGGTTTATTTCCTGGCGCTAAATATACACCAGCAGATATTAATAAGGCTTTAAATGCTGTAGCATTACCAAACGCTGATGTACAAAAATATATTAATAGTATATTAACAGATCCTACAAAACCCGACGGTGCTGCTAAAACTAATTTACAAAAGGCTATGATAGGACAATTAGATTCGTCATTTATCAAAAGCTTAGAGATGGTATTTCCTGGTTTGGATACCCTAGTTAGTCCAGTATCTAATCAGCCTTTCGGTATCGAAATGGGAGAGCATATTTTGTCTCAAATAGACAGAGTAAGAGCCAGAGCTGGTAATCAAGCTGATTCTATAGCCAATAAGGGATTTAAAAATCTTACTGTTGATGATCAAAATATACCAGAAGCTTTAAGAAGAATGTCAAAATCTGCTCTACAAATTTTTGGAAGAGCAAGAGTCCCAGGAACTAGAAATGGATGGTTAGCATCTTATATCGGTAAAGTTCCTAATTTACAAAAAATTAATGCTGGACAAGCTAAGAATATCTCAGGATATGCTGCTAATGTAATGGAAAACTTTGGAGGTTATTTATCATCAATTAGTAACAGCATCAGAAGACCTGATCAGTTTCAATATCTTAAAGAGGTCTATACTGTGGCTTCTGGTGCAGCTAAAGCTTTTGCTGGATTAGCATCCGGAGATACAGGATTATTAGCACAATTTAATATGGTAGGCTCTGACTACATGAGTTTATTTAGAACTCTTGGCGGAACTATGTTAATGTCCAGACTTTCTGGTTTACAACTGTCTCCAGATTGGCAAAATATATTAGGAGCACAAATACAGAATGGATTAGTTAGAACAGTATCTCCAAATGGTACTTTAGGCAGACAGCAGATGGTAGATGCTATTCCAACAGATCTTATGGGTTTAATTAAACTATTATTTAATCCATATAATGAATTTGCTGATGTTAATACTAGAAAAGATCTAATGGACAAGTTCGTTAATGATATTTCTAGTTTCAAAGGATCGAACGGATTGCCTTATTTTGATCAATTTACTCTTAAATATTTAGTAGATAGAGTTAATGTACTTAAAGAATGGTATGGGGGTAATCCTGGATGGGTTGGTCAAGACTTTTTATTCGATAAAGTAGGTAATCCCGATAATGTTGCAAGATCTAATACATTTCAAGCTAGTTTAGCAGCTAATTTACCTCTCAGATCACAAGCTAATATTGCCCACACTACTTTAGGTTTGGCAAAAACATTTGGAGAGTTACCTGATCAAAATTGGTTTGGTGGTAGAGTTGTACAAGGATTCCAAACAGGAGGTGTTGTCAACTCTGTTGCTGCACAATCTGGTGGTATGATTAATTTTCAGCCAAGAGGAACAGATACTGTGCCAGCAATGTTGACGCCCGGCGAATTTGTTATTAATAGACAGGCAGCTCAAAGTAATCTTCCGTTATTACAACAAATTAATAGTGGTAAAGCATACAGCAGAGGAGGAGTAGTATATGCTCAATTTGGAGGAGAAATAGACCAGAATGTCGGAGTAGGTACAGATGAACAAATGATGCGTGATCAAGAAATGAAAGCTGGTTACGAAGCAAAAATAAGAAGAGAAAATAGAGCTAATAAAATAGCTACAATCACAGAAGCTATGGAAAAATATCCCCAATTAATACTAGATCTACGAGATACTGTTCGTCCAGTTACAGTCTTTGACATGATGTCAACAAACAAGTTCAAAACAACCACTAAATTTGATGAAGCTATTGCTAGAGTTAGATTACAAGATCCTGTATTAGCAAAAGAATTATTTAGTCATAGATTAACAGTACCAGGAATAGTCTCTTCATTACACGAAGAATTAGATAATTATAAAAGAATTTCTGGCTTTGACGGCAAATATGGAACATGGGATGATACTGAATTCTTAGATGATATATCTATGACTCTTGCTGGACTAGGATTGATACCAGCTATAGGTAATATTTTTGATTTGGCTAGTATTCCTATAGATCTTTTAAGAGGAGATACAACATCAGCGGGACTAAGTTCTCTTTCTTTAATAGAAGGTGTTGGACAAGCGGCGGGTGCTACTAAGATGGCTAATTTGGCAACAGCATCTACTGCTGGTATGGCTGGTATTTTTGCAACCAGAGCTGCTAATAAAGGAATTAATTACGAAGGAGCAAGTAATATATTTGATTTAATAAATAAGATTAAAGCTAATTCAAATCTTGACCCTGCATCTAGAAGACTTAAAATTTTAGACACTCTACAAACAGCTTTATCTGGTAAAACTAATTCAGCAAAAGCAACAGAAGCATACGAAAAAGCGATAACAGACCTGAGGATATTGGGGCAAGGTCATCCAGATTCCAAAGGCATAAATGATCTAATTCAATTATTAGATAAAACAGCATATCCGGCTCAAGGAAGTAAAGGAGCAGGCATAGGCAAATATTTATTTAATAAAACAACAGCTACAGCAGCAGTTGCCGTAGCGGCACTTGCATACTATGCGAGTCTGGATAAGAAAAATGTAGACCAAGCAACCCGCAAACAAGCTTCAGAAGAAGAGATCGAGGCATCTATACCTGATGTATCTGGAAAACAAGTTACAGCACAAGAGAGTGATGATGTTAGAAAAGGTGTAGCCACACCAGAAGTGAAAGAAAAGGTTGAAAAATGGAAAGAAAAAACAGCATCACCGGAAGATAAAGATGCTGCGGAAAAACTAGCAGCTATTGAAAAGATTATAGAAAGATATCCTGTAAATGATATAAAAGGAAATCCAAGTCGTATTGGTCCCGTAAAACAAAAAACTTTAGAGAAAACTTATCCAGATTTATCACAAAGACTAAGAGTATATGAACAAACAGAAAGAGACTTAAAAGACGATCCCAGTCTTGTCCATAGAGCTAGAGGAGGTATGATTTATGCTAATAATGGCATGATGATTCCTTATTCTCCTCGTGGAACTGATACTGTTCCTGCTATGCTAACTCCCGGAGAGTTTGTTGTAAACCGAGCATCAACCCAGGCAAACCTACCTTTATTACAAGCTATTAATAATAATCAAGTTATTAGTAGCATTAAAGGTTTTACTAATGGTGGAATTGTTTATGCTGCTGACGGAGGCACAATCCCAACTAAACCAGACGGTTCTGCTGATACTAATTTTAATGCTCGTAAAGCTAAACGAACAGCATATTTACAAAGGCAGATAGAAAAAGAAGAAAAAGCAGAATTTATTGATAAACTTGGCATTCTTTATAATGATACTACAGATAAACAAGATATAATAGAAGCTCTTAAAAAACAAAGAGATTATAAATCAAAAATTGATTACTATCTAAGACAATTTAGTGTTGACAATCAACTAGGAATACGACTTAAAAGATTTCCAAGAATTAGCGAAGCATCAAAATCAATTCTAGCCAAAGAACAACAGCCAAAAGCTAATCCTTTTGATCAAGGTCAGCAACCAGCAGCAACTCCACAATCACTCTCAAGAGGCGGAGTAATTTATGCTGCCGAAGGATTTGATCCATCAAGACCATTAAACCCCATGATGAATCGTCATGGAAAGGGTCCAACTTCAACACTGCCCCAACAACCTATTACTAATTTTGATAGTGAAAAGTTGGCCGAAGAAGGAAAAGCTTTTATATACGGAGCTGCTAAGTCCGTACTTCCAGGTTTAGCTGGTTTGGGTGCTGGAGTTTTAGGATTACCCACTACAGGTTTTGGTGGATTTGCTTTAGCTGGCTTAGCATCAGCGGCTACATATCAAGCTCAAGAAAATTATTTGAATGCTTTGGCTCCAGAAACAAATAGACAGATGAAAGATACCACCGAGGAGCACTGGCAGTCCTCATTATTAGGATCAATGGTTGGTGGTTTTGGTGCCGATAGGATAGGTCGTAATTTACTTGGTTCTTCTATAAAAAATACTGTAAGAATACCCTCTCTACGTCCTAATAATAATGCTTCTGTAAGACCAGATATGAAAAGTGCTGGTCAAGAAGCTTTGGAAGAATTCTCTTTAAGAAGTAGACCAGCTATGAGTGCTCCATTAGATGTGCCAAAAGCTTCTAAAACTATGTCTCTTTTTCATGCTAGCAATACTGGTTTAGAAAACTCTATTTTAAAAAGTTTTCAAAAAGAAGGTGGTAAAAGTAGTATTGCAAAGGGGTATGGGCAAGGTCAAGGATTGTACACCTACACTAGTAGGGAAGCAGCTGAAAAACACGCAAGAAGCATTATTAAAGGAAATATGCTTACAGGAGCAGATGCTCGTGGCAAGCCCATGATTGTTAAATTTGATGAAACATTAGATCCATCAAGATTTGATTTAGACTATGAGCTGAATGCTGGATATGTTACCAAATGGTTATACGATCATTTTGATGATGTACAAAAGATATTATCTGATCAAAAAAATCCGATGTTGCTAGAGAGAATGATGGATCCTGGAGCTATGGGTAGAGAAGCACAAAAAGGTATAAGAACTAGTGTTCCAACAGCTATTGGTGGTCTTGATTTCCTTGAGCAAAGAGCTACTGGTTTAGCTCCACGAAAATGGATCTATGGTTCTCAAACAGATTACACTACTAGAGATGGAGAAATACTGTCTAGAATTATGTCGGCTGTTGGCAAGAGAGATCCTAAGCTATTAGCAAAATTTAAAGAAGGATTTTTTGAAACTATGCCAGCCGAATCGGCTATTAAATATACTGGTTCAGACAATTTAATGCCTAGTAATATTGACGTATTAGCTAAAGCTAGAGGTGGAATAATTTATGCTTCAACAGGAACATTAGTAAACTACCAGCCTCGTGGTACAGACACAGTACCCGCCATGTTAACTCCCGGCGAGTTTGTGGTTAATAGAGCAGCAACTCAGAAACATTTGCCTCTATTAAAATCTATTAATAGTGGTGGAACAGCAACTGGGTATAGTAATGGAGGACCAGTATATCTAGCAGCAGGAGGAGTAGCTGATTTCGAAGATGCTCAGTTCGTACCATCAGCTACCGCAAAAAATAGAGCACAAGCCAAAGCAAAAGCACAGCAGAAACAACAAGAAAGAAAACAAGAGATAGAAAAAAATAAACAGGCTAGACAAAATCAAGATGTAGATAGATTAGAGGGCATCACAGAAGTTAGAGTAAAAAATGGAGTAGATAAAATTTCTGCTCTGACTGTTAATGAAGTTAAAGCATTATTTAAGAATAAAGATTTTATTACCTCACTAGAGAATAATAGTTCACTAAATCTAGGTAATCTTAAGAATTTACCACCAACAGTAGCTCAAGAAATATTTAAACAATTAAGCGCTAATCGTTTAGCTTGGATAACTGATTTTAATTTTGATTCACTAAACTCTCTGGACCAATCTTCCGCTAACCTGTTCAAAGAACACATGGCTAGTCGTATTTCTGCAAAGGGTTTAACAGAACCCCCTATGTCATTAGTCAAATATTTTGTTGATAATGCTCTTGAAGATTCCGGAGGTGGTTCATCCACAGATCTGTCGTCTCCAACTATTGGGGGTCGTTTCCTTACAGGCATTGATTTAACACCAATGATAAAAGAGTATTATAGTCAATTAGATCCAGACAAATTTGGACAACAATTTGGTCAAGATAAATTAAAATTAGAAGATATGGAACAAACATCAGCTAGTAGTATTTTTAGTGAATTATCATCTGGTAATTTTACTAATCCTTATGTATCCTCTAATTTAGCTAAAATTAAGACCATTATACAGAGAAATCCTGAGCAAAAAGATGATTTAGAAAATATTATTGCCCGAACGGGAGCATTAGATCTTAATGGTCTTTCTAAAATAGAGGATTCTGCATTAAAAGATTTATTAGATTTTTGTGTAGATCAGAATTTGCCCATAGGTGCGGTATCATTTGGAGCAGATAAATTTAATGGTCAGTTAATAGATCTAATGTCTAGTTATAGAGATATTATATCATTATTTATTTATGGAACTGATATTAATCAATCTCTGGCTGATGGTATAGGAAGATCAACTCTTGGTGATATACATCTACAAGAGATGCAGAATATGTCATTGGGAACAGCAAGATCATTATCATTATTTAGTGGTAAATTAAGTATGCATAGTCTAGAGTCTGTAGATGAGGCGGCATTGAGAATTTTTGCAGAAGCTGGAACAGAGATTTTTCCCCGAGAATTATTAGCTCAACTAGCCAATAAACCACCAGTACAAAATAGAGCAAATGGAGGTTTAATTTATGCTAGTCAAGGAACACTAGTCAATTATCAGCCTCGTGGTACCGATACTGTTCCCGCCATGTTAACTCCGGGTGAATTTGTTATTAACAGAGAAGCAACTCAACAGAACCTAGGATTATTACAAGCTATTAATAAAGGACAAGATATAACAAATCATTTATCAGATGGAGGGATAGTTAATCCTATCTATAGACCGGGAGGCGGACCAGTAGGTATGAGTTACAAAGAAATATTAGCTGAACGAGAAGCTAATTATAAGAAACAACAAGCAGACAGAAGACAGGCCTATAAGGATCAAAGAGGTTTAAATCAAGCAGGATTGAGTAGATTAGCTATGTTCATAGTAAATCAAATTAATACTAATCCTAATTTATTTGAAGAACTTAATAACGACGCTATAAAAGAGGATTTATCAGCTGACACTATTGCTCAAAATTATATTCAAGAATTCCAAAAAATTGCAGACCCAGCACAAAGATATAATACAGCTAAGGGTAGATATGTTCAACAGACTAATCGCTTTAATTATCTAAAAACTATAATACAAAATACAAAGGGGGCTTTAACACAACTTAAAGATAAAGATAAAAACTATAAAATACCACAAAGAGGTAATATTACCCTAGGCACGATCCTAGACACCCAATTCCAAACTGCTTCACAAGAAGCCTCTATCATGGATCAAGTTTGGCAAAAAATTGGTAATACTTTCCCAGAATTTAAAAATCAAGATCCAACACGAGGTCAACAATTTGTTCCTCCAGCAGCCATGATGAACAAGGGAGGAGTTGTTTATGCTAGTAATGGCATGTTGGTTAACTATCAACCACAAGGATCAGATACTGTACCAGCAATGCTAACTCCTGGTGAGTTTGTTGTTAACCGAAATGCAGCACAAAAACATTTAGGCTTATTACAAGGAATAAATAATGGATATTATTCTGGTGGAGGAAGAGTCAAATATTTGGCTGATGGTACTCCAGGTACAGATGTATTACAACAGAATATCGCTCAACTTAGTTCCGTTCTGCAACTAGGGGCCGAAAGTATTAATGCCTCATTGACTGGTTTGTCAACAACGCTTAACGGCATAAGAGAAAATCTATCTGGCGGTAATACGGACAATCGTGTTAGTGGTGTATCTAATAATACAAACAACAACCCTATTGCTGCTATAAATGCTCTTGGGACTAAATTAGACCAATTTATCGAACGCCTACAAACAGCATTGCCACCAGTAATTAATGTTAAATTAACTCAGGATCAACCTATAAATGTTACAATTAATGGAGCAAATGTCTTGCAAAATCTTCTGTCAGGACCAATTGGTGGTATCATTCAGAATGCTATTCAATCAGCTTTTGATGCTCGTAGTAGAACTAGCGAAGGGTCTTCTTCATAATCCAAAGGTAAAATATTATGGTTATATATTATGATAATAATATAGGTAATACATCTAGTAGTACTGGTACGAATAATTTCTTATTAGGTACTGCATTACCATACTACAATAGTTTAACAGGATTACTTAATAAATATATACCATATTATATTAAACATGATACATTAACAGAATGGGAGTATGGTTTAGGATATATTGTTAATATAGGAGGGGAAAATGTTTTAGTTAGAGGAGAGGATAATTCATACGAAACTGCCATATATTCATCTTCTAATAATAATAGCAAAGTTATTTTTTCTGCTGGTACTAAATCTGTAGTAGCCATTATTAGTGCTGAAAGAATTAATCACGGAGGTAATAATTATGTAACAAAAACTTCTAATTTTTATGTAGATCCAGTACAAACAGTTTATGGGATACAACCAACAGGAACAAATATAACAGCTTATCTGCCATTAGCATCTGGCAACAAAAACCTAGTAGTTGGTTTCAGACTACTCAATGGTTCTCTTAATAACCTAATCATATCCCCTTCTGGATCAGACCTGATAGATGGATCAGGATCTGTTACACTAAATCCTAACACACAGTATACATCGCTAATATCTAATAATTCTGGATGGGTACAGCTAAATCGAAATATTAATATTGATGCTGCCGGATTACCTGATGGTAGTCAAGGAAATATTCAATTTAAAAATAATAGTACCGATTTTGCAGGAGATAATGATTTACATTGGGACATAAACAATAAACTATTATTAGTTGGAGGAGCAACGTCTGGTAATGCCAATATTATTTTACCAGCCGATTCGGGACATACTACGATCTTTAATAAACAAGCATTTAATAATGATTTTCAAGTTAAAGGAACAGGTAATAATCAGCTGTACTTTGATGCATCATCTGGTAAGTTTGGCATAAATACACAAACACCAACAACCATTTTACATATTGTTGGTAGGTGCGCTAATGACACAATGAAGCTAGAAAGCTCCACAAATTGTGCCACCGGAGTAGCACTAACCCTATATCATAATCCTCTTAGCGGCTCTGAAGTAGGAGATTTTCCAGCCACTATTAATTTTGCTGGTAGAGATAGTAATGGCCAACAGATTAATTATGGTAGAGTTAGGTCCAGAATCTTAGGAACATTAATTAATCAAACTAGTGGAGAACTTGTTCTAAGTGTAGATTATTTAGGTGCAGAAAAAAATATTATTACTGTTAGTCCAGTTAGAACTACATTAGGAGTTAATTCAAATACTTCTGAATTACATAATATATCTATAGGTAATTTTATTGTTAATAGTGGATCTAATAATATAGTAGTTGGACAATCAGCTAATATTTCAGATATAAATTCTACAAACAATATTATTCTATCTAACAGCGGGTCTTTTAAAGGAAATAATTCTTTTATAGCAGGAAGCAACACCCCCTCGTCAGGTACAAATATTTATGTTTTAGGTAGTAATACTAGGGCAACCGGGATAAACCTATTCAATATCGGTTCTGATAATACTCTTAATGGTTCCAATATTATTAATTGTGGATATTCTAACAATACCAGCGGAGCATCAGTATTCGCATTAGGAAAAAATAACACAGTAACAAATGCTATTTCTGGCATAGCTATAGGATTCAACAACACTGTTCAAAGCGGCATTTCTTTTGGGTCAGACATTACTGCTATAGGTTACAATATAACATGCGGATCATTAATAATATCATCTGGAGTTAATAATACTGTACTTGGTATCTACACTGATGCAATAGGATTGAACAACACAGCGGTTGGATCTGGGCATTATATTCTCGGAACAGGCAATATTGTTTTTGGAGAAAATGTAGCAACAACCGGTACCAATAATATTATTATTGGAAATAACTTAGATATTGTAGATAGCAATAGTGTTGTGATAGGTATTGATGATCCTTCTATTGTTATTAATAGTGGTAATATAGCTATAAACTCTGGACTATCTCCTGTAAACATTAGTCTCTACGGAAGTAGTGCTCAATCTGGTTTATTTTTAAGAAATAATAAAGTAGGTATTAATAATTTACCATCTGATCCATATGTATTAGATGTATTGGGTTCTGGTAAAATGAATCATCTTTATACAGAAACATTACGAGTTGGATCAAATACAAGTAGTAATTATATCTTAGTATCAGACACATCAGGTAATGCCACATGGCAGTCTCCATCTATTTTTGAACAAAATTTTACGGATAACTTAACAGTCAATGGACTAGTGTCCTATGACGGAAACACTTTTGTATCAACAACTGGTTTGTTCTGGAGTCAAACTAGTGGTATTTTATATACTACTAATAATAATACTATTATTCCAACAGGAAATAATACTTTTGTTATTAACAATAATCAACAAGCATTATCTAATTTATTTAATATCAAAGGTTCAATACGTCCAGATTTATTAGTAGTTAATAGTAATGTAGATAGAATAGGTATTAATAATAATAATCCTCTTAGAACGATAGATGCTTCTGGTACTTTTAGAGTATATAAAGATTCATTGAATTATATTGAAAAAAATGACAATCAATTCATTGTAGCTTATGATAATGGAGTAGCTCAATCTAATAAATTAGTATTCACCTCATCAGGTATTTATGTTGAACAGACAGTTGCTAGTCCACAAATATTGCCAGAGCACACGTTTGTTTCTACATATCCTACTACAGTAAATGTTGAATTAGTTAGAGACTTAGTATTTGATACTAATGATAATAAATTAAAGTATAGAACATCCACATTAGCTGGCTTTGGGGCCTTTAACGGAAATTCAGATTCCTAGGAGTAAAACATGTCGAAACACTTACACAGAACAAATAGAACAACAAGCAACACTCCTATTGGAGGAGAATTAGAAGAAGGAGAAATTGCACTAGGTATTTCCACCTTAGGGACATCGACTAATGGTTTTAATAATGGTAGATTATATATAAAATTAGCTAATGGAGATGTTAAAAGATTTATCGGATTAGGTCTTCCTGGCACAACAGATGAAACCTTAAAAACAAAATATGGAGGCACGAATAATAATTTCTCTACAGCCTCAGTCCCTACTGTCAATAATACTAAAAATTTAGTTTATTTTAATTATGATGCAAATTTAAATCATAGCTTAGCATCAGTGTCAAATGATACTTTATTATGGAATGTATCTACCAATAGACTATCCATCAATCGTAGTACCGCAGCAACATGTACTTTAGATGTCGGAGGAGACCTTCGTGTTCAAACTATTCCGGATTGGACAAGTTCATTCTCTAGTACATTTAATATTTTAGGACAAAATGAATCAGATGAAAAAATTTATGGAATACCATCTAATACTTTTTTAAGCTACCTCTCCAATAATAGTCTCCCTTCATCAAGGATATCTGGTGTTGTTGGATTAGATAAAGGAGGAACCAATACTGATTTTACAGCATTTGGCGCCCCATCTAACGGAAGTGTTATGTTCTATAGCACAGCAACATCAGGCTTTATAACCAATCCTAATTTTACATGGAATACTTCTTCTAACATACTAACTATCGCTGGATCAGTTATACATAATGCCGCTACTGATACATCTAACAACGCCTCCCTTGTTGGTTTAGATGCAACGAATAAATTAGTTAGATTAACAGCCAACAATACTAATAATCTTGGTTTTAGTACTTTAGCTGTAAGTGGACAGAGTAGCGTCGTAGCAGACAGTAATACGGGTACCGTGACCCTCATTCCCGGAGGTGGCATAAACATAACAACTAATAACACAGCTGATACCATAACCATATCTAGTGCTTCTCAGACTATAAGAGAGGTTTATTCGGCTAGTTTATTAGGTAACCTTACCATTAATACTTTTAGTGAGTTTAGATATCTATTCTTAGATCCTAATGGAGCAAATCGTAATGTGTTCTTAAGTACGACAGGAGCAACGCTGTCAAATGGAACAGACTTAGTAATACAAAACACAGAGAGTAATTTATCTGATAATTATCTTAATGTATATAGTGGAACAGGTACAGCGTTATTGATAGCAACTTTATACCAAGATTATGGTGATGGAATAACAGATAGAACTAAATCTTCATGGTTTGTATTTGATGGAACCAACTGGAGATCTGCTCTAGAACAGCATCATTATGCACCATATAGTCCATCGGTACCATAATATAATAAACTTAGGACTAATTTATGAGCAGTATTGATTTACATTATGGTAGAAATAAATTTTCTACAATATCTGGTACAGCTTACAGATTGCCTCTACCACTGGTAACTGTCGATACAACAACAAATGTAGATAATGATGGAAATATACTTTCATTTGTATCTTCTATTCAGCTAGAAGGAACAATTATTGGGAGTGGAATTTCTTCTTTAATGACTGCGTATTCTGGTATACAGAATTTTTTTACTAACAATAGTAATCAGGGTCAAAATTTTAGCATTCTCTGCAATAATACTAATATTAGTACATATAGTGGAGTATACTTAAAATCTATTAATGCCCAAAAAAGCAATGATAATTGGACAGTGTTACTACCATATTCTATTACGCTGGAAAGCGCCTACCCTGCATCAGGAGTGATAGGATTAATACAGTCATTTGAAGATTCATGGTCTATAGAACCTTTAGAAGAAATATCTTATGTTAATTATGTTAAAGATGCTGTTCTTAAAGATTTTAAACCATCACAAGCTAATAGAGATTTGAATTCTCCTCCAGCAGACTCTATTCTCTACAATAAAGCAGTATCTGTTCAAGTAGAGAATATCCTACAACATAGAATCACTCATCGAGTCAGTGCTGTTGGTAAAAGTATAGATAGAAGTGATCTTGTAAATCCTTCTGTTATTATTAATAAAAATCCAGCATATATAGAAGCAGCTAGATGGGTAGCAGATAGACTTAATAAGTCATACTCAACAACTAGTATTAGTACCCCAACAGGTATCACAATTCTTTCTTCTCCGTCTTCTCCTCCTACTACAGGATTGTATTTATATAATCACGTTCGTACGATTGAATCAAATGTATCTGCTGGATCGTATGGTATTGTGGATACCTGGTTAGCTTTAACTTCTGGAATTAAATATACAGAAGAATTTACTTGGGAAATTAACACAGATGATAAATTAATTAAAACAGTAACTATGAATGGAACTATTAAGGGATTGGAGGCAGTAGGTGGTAACGGCTTTACCATGTTTCCTGATCAGTCTATGACAGGAGTGATTAATCCTAATTTTCCCTCTAAATTTTCTAATCAAAATCAAACAAACAACAAGTTTTCTGTAGCAATTAGTGGTTACAATAATCATGTCAAACCGTATCTTTATCAAAGAGCTTCCTTAGCATTATCTGCTATTCCAGGAGGAGCAAAAGCATCTTCCAGCAGTAACACAACAGATCAGATATTTTTTGGCCCATCTGCAAATAATCCATTAAATGTTATTCCTGCTCAATATAGCGAATCTATGAATCCAGTCGCAGGAACAGTAGGATACAATGTTGTTTATTCAAATAGACCAGGGTCATTTATTCCTGGATCTTTATCTTCCAGTATTACAGTCACAGACTCAGCCCCTTCTGATCAAGTAGCAGAAACTTTTATTTTAGGCAGACCATTGGGTCCTATATTAGAAAAAGTAGGTACTACTAAATCCGAAAGAAGGGTTAATGTAGAGATTCTATATCCCGCCCCAACAGGATATGTTCAAGCTCATCCACAATCTCCACAGTGTGTGGTTTATAGCGGTAATGCTTCTTTCCAGCAACTACAACAATTAGTCAATTCTTTTAGGCCCATAGCAGCCGAAGCTTTTGCTAGTATAGTACCTACGTCATCTTATTCCATAGCCAATCAAGGATTAGTATTCAAAACTAGTGATAGTAGAAATTGGAATCCTTTTGAGGGTAGATTTTCATGGGATATTACATGGGTATATAATACTGGAGAATGTTTATAACACAAGGTAAGAGGACAATATGACAACACCGTGCTATACGACAATTACAAAATCAGGAACAAACGGAGGACCAGCAACCAACTATAAAATATGTTGCTCTAAGGTTTATGCTCAAACTCTGTTTTTAGGATGTAGTATCAAATCTTTCAATGCTTCTTTGGCATGGGGCTCAGAATCCAGTAGATTAACTGTTGAATTAGTATATGACTCTTGTAAATATCCTTCTTTAACTGATATTAACGGCACGAGAGTTCCAAGACCAACACAAGATAATGCCTATGTAACAGCTAGACAAAATAATAATTTTAGCAAGGACGAGAATGGGAATAGCTTAATCCCAGCAAAGGTATATTATGTAGCATCAAACGGAGCAATTGTTTCTAGGTATTGGTCTGATCCTGACCCTGGTTTTTATGCGGACATGCCTGATCCCAATTTGAGTATAGATATTGTAGGAACACCCGTTTATTTTATTTATGACGATTTTTCATTTAATGGTATTGTTAAATCTTGGGAAAAAAGCAATTCTTCTTCGGGTACTGATAGCTATACTGTAATTATAGAATCTCCATCGTATTTACTATCTCAAACTAATATGATTTTATCAGATTATGTTGGTTCTATACATTCTAAAGTTGCCTCCGATTCTACTTGGTATTCCGAAAATCAATATCTTGGATTTCCTAGTTTAGAATACAGTAATGATTATACAGGTTTGATAGGGAATCAAAATATACCTAATCTTATCAATATTTATGGATATTTAGAAGATAATTCTAATTTCAATGGTACAGGTGGTAGTAGCGGAGCTTTATTTGATCCAATAACTCGTACGCCAGAATATTCTTATGGCAGATCTATGAAGAATGATCGAGGTATACCTGTTTTGAAAATTTTAACAGCATTATATGAACTTACAAGTACTGGAGAAGCATATGTAAATAATATTCCTAATCAAGCAGGATATAGAAAATTATTCAGATATGCTCCTTATGCTAGAATTGTTGGTAAGCCGCCTTTATTAAAAAATACTACTACTATTTATAACTGGCAGAATACAGATAGGTTTCGTATGGGTCTTATAGAACCTAAACAATTGTCTGTAGACGGAGTTAATGTTTATTTAAGTCCTTTTATGCTAGATATAAGTAATTTAGTAGATAATGGTTTTATTCCAGCAGAATATCGTATGAGCGAAACTAATTTAGATATTTTAAGTTTAGTTAATAATATAGCAGATAATACTGGTCAAGAAGTTTTTATTAGTTTAGAAATATTCTGTGTAGGTAATTTTACATACCCTGTTATCAAAGTTAATACTTATTCTAATCTAAGAACACCTGGAGATACGGCTGTACAGTCTTTTATCGATGGTATAACAGACGCTGGAGCAACCATAACTGCAACAAATAAGGGAGAAGAATTTAATAATACTAAACCCGTTAGATCAGTATATATTGGAGGTAAACAACAAAGATTATATCAGGTAAAAAATGTAAAATATGCTGTTTCGCAAAGTACTCTCAAATACAATCCATATACTAAAACTTTTGCTCAAGTACAACACTATGGACCAAGTGCTACACAACAATATAGATTTCCAGATCTTAATAGTTTAAGAAATTTAGATATGGGATATGTTGTAAATACTGTTTTAGGAGTTACTGGCAGAGTTGATGCAAGGGCTGCGGGAGCTTTTAATACGACGGATACATGGGCTACTAATATATTAAGAGGTAATTATCAAAAACCTCTTAACGTTGTTGGTACTCAAATATCTCCCGCAGAATTGAGTTATCCTTCTAGTTTATCTGATGCTATTTGTCCTTTTTTTGGTACGGATCCTTTTACTAAATTAGTGAGACCTATTTATCACAATTATAATGAAATAAATTTACAAACAGGAAATCCTCAAATTAATCCATTTGGCAATAAATCTGGTTTAGGATTTGTTGTAGAGTTTAGCGCTGCAGAAATAGAAAATATAGTAGGATATAATTTAACTGATCGAACTCCTATTGGAATTTCTGAGTTAGAGTTCAGAGCAGCTATGAGTGGACCAGACGCTTATATTGCATTTATAACTGCCGTCGCGGCTGAATCAGTATCTCTCGGAATATCCCCTTCTGCTGTTAAACTAGATATATATCGTAAAGTATTAAGATTTTTAGTTAATTTTGGACCTAGTATATCTATGGGATTAAAAAATCATTATAATGCTTATAGCAATTCACAATCAGGAGGACAAAGCGTACCTACAGGACCAGCTTCTAGTATTTATACTGATCAAAGAGCATACGGAGTATTCGTTAAATTACAACAGTTTTTGAAAAATATTGCTGATGAATATTATGGTAAACAATTTATGATTAGTGTTCCTTCTCCTCAAATATATACAGATATTAACACAGCATATCAAGTTACAGGAACTCTGCCAAACGGAAATGATATTCCTTTAACTGGAGGTAGTCAAAAAATTTATTCGTCTTTTGAGCTAGCAACAGACGGAGCATGGGAAGAACCAGGCAATGTGATAGATGATACTCTAACAATAGGAACATCAGATGTTGATGAATTTATTAATGATAATGGACTAATACAAACCATATTAGGCTATAGTAATTTACCTCTCTATAATTATTATAGAGAATTTGAATATTCTTTATATAATAATACCATTAATTTTAATACAAATTTTAATTTTTATAACTTTACAAAATTTGATGCATATCGAAGCGCTGGTGTTTTTCATAACTGGTCAACATCTAATCCAACATTTTATTGGGAACCATCTTTGATGTTTTCAGGAGATAAATATAAGGTAGTGCCATATAGACATTCTTTTTCAGACAGCTATAACTCCAGAACTATACCAGCGGACCTAGCTTCTAAAGTATATGTTAAAGCAGATGTTGAAGAAAATTTAGTGTTTGCTAAAAATGGTAATTCTGTTATTCCCAAAATTATTGTAAAAACAGATAAAATAGATATTAATCCGATATCACCAGACGCACTAAGTGTTAGTGCTGCTATAGCAGAATTTATGTTGCCAGAATATTCTGCTACTAATAATGCTGTAATTTCTATTAGAGCTAAAAAAATTCTAGCTATTAGTAATAGATATGTTAACAATGGCGCCGGATTTACTGCTGAAAACTATTTACAGGATAGTGGAAACAAACAATATAACAACCTATCTATTGCTCCAAAAGCAGCTATGCCAGCATTTGCCGCTATTCCCGTCAAAGATAATAGAGCTGTATACGGACCATGGATTAGCTCTCCAGATATGTTTATAGACGATATTTTTTCGTATTTAGGAGACGACTCAGCTCATAAATCAAGAAAACTAGAAACACTAATCGGAGGAGTTAACGTAAATGTAGACCCAAGTCTTGTTCCATGGAACTATGGAAGTATGGTAGTTTTAGATATGGTGGCTATTCAACTAGCTACACAAGATAATAATTATCAACTTAAGGGAGAAACTGGTCAGTTATCATATTACGGCACTCCAATGTTTAATTTAGGAAATGAGTTGAAAGCTGCTGCATATGCATTCGGAGGACCAGTAATCAATAATATACAAACACAAATCAGCGAAAACGGCCCATTAACTACGTATACATTTAGAACATATACAAAGAAATTTAGTTTATTTAATAAAGAAAATGCAGATAGATTAAAAGAGGCAGGCGAACAAAATATTAGATTTGAAAAACAACTAAGGCAACAGTATGCGGCTATTAGAGAACAACTAAGTTCCATAGCTGGTCGCCCAACACTTTCAAATTTTGATCTAGGAGCATCTGTACCAAAACTGAGATCTTACAGTCCATTGAATGTTTTAGTTGGTTATTCTTCTCCATTTTTTAGTCGTAAAGCTACTAAACAGCCCAAATTTCTAGCTAATCGATTTGATAATACTAACATATGGACGGGAGACAGTATTCGTCAATTAACCACTGTTACTTTACAAAATATTAGAGAAGTACCATCAGAATTTGAAAATTCTTATAGTTCCAAAGCATTTATGAGTATGGATGGTTTATTGCAGCCTATATCTTTTTATCCAACGTTGTCCAACTCTACTACTCCTCTAAAAAAATATTATACAAGTGGTTGTCCGTTTTGTAACGGAACCAAACAATATTCTTTTACTTTATCTGATGGAAATACCAGATCTCTATGGTGTGATTTTTGTAGTGGTGAAGTAGCTGGTTCTGAAGCAGGACCATCAGATGCTAGTAATGGAAGATTACCTCCCTTTATTTTATCGAACGAAGCTGATTCGTCCATTATCAGAGATCCAAATGCTGTGAGCGCTCTACTAGATAATTTTAAACGAAAACGAATTAATTATGTTAATTTAAATCCTCTCATTATGCCAGTTGGAGAATTACGTAATCAATATGCTCAGCTTAATGACTTTACAGCTCATCATATCGACATTGTTGGTAGAAGTCAAGTACCTCCACAATCTTTATCATTTTATCAGAATTTGGATATAGATCAAAATGGTAGAGAATACTCTGATCAAAATAATAGTTTTGCTGATGCAGATATTAATTCTAAATCTTTTGATAATGTTAATAATCGTACTAATACTAGTATTACTCAGATGAATTATAGATTTTTAGGATTACGAGGTCCATTGATAATGGCTGGCTGGGGGTTTGACACAGAGGGATATCCTGTTCCTAATGCTTCTGGTGAGCCAAAAGGATTTTTTAGTAATGGCCAGCCTTGGAGAATCTCATCTTTAACACAGCAACAAACAGGAACAGAAGGGGCAATACTCGGCAAAAATCAAGAATGGTCGAATGATGAAGGAAGATGGAGTGAGCCTACGAGAGAAGATAAATTTTATCAGGGTTGGGGTTTAAGGCCGGATTCGTGGCCAGTCGGACCAGTAGACCTTAGATGGGATCATGCGAAAAAAGTGTGGACTACTCCACAGCCATATAAGCTCGTTGATATACAATTAGAAGATGATCTTGTACCACCATTTCCTGCTAGAGGCTTCTTAAATGCCGTAGACAGAAAAACACCACTACCCAATGGTCTCAGGCGCATGGTATTTGTCAAAGATTCGTCTGAAACATTTGGAGCACCAAGAGGCGCAAAAATTTTATGTTATTATGATGAAGGTTCTGGCTTTTATGAACCAATATCTCGTCAAAATATTATTGCTTTAGGATATATACAAAGCAATGGTTCTGCTAGGATTTTTAATGCATATGCTAAAGGTTACGATCCAGTTACCGGGTTGCCAGAAAGTCCAGAAGAAATAACCGTTCAATATGGGAATCCTTTGAATTTCCCATTAACTACTCCAAACCAGACCGGTGTATTTATGTATATAAGGAATTCATGGACTCTTATTAGTACATATAGCTGCACTTAAAAAGGAATAGTATGGCCGCCTGTGATTGTGATATTAAGAATAATTTATTAGTATATGAATTATTAAACAATATAGATAATACTGTTTTTAACTATGATTTAGCAGATTATATAAAGCCGTACGATGTTTCGTATAGCGGCGTATGGATGCCCTATTTTCATACAACTCAACCAAAATCCATCGATGGGTCCATATGGAAAGAATATACCAGTAATACTTGTCAATCTAGCACTCCGAATGGTTTGGGTGTTGCTAATTTCTTATATATTCCGCAAACACAGGGTTTAAAAAATTGGTCTGTAACTGGACCCTTATTTATGAATTTAGATTGGGTTGTTAATTTTCAACCTTGTGCTAATTATAATGAAACTATTTTATTTTGGTATAGATATTGGGATATAAATAGAGAAAATGACAATAGACTAGTTCCTGGTGTCGATTTATATATTTCAGATGGTGATTTTGCTATTATTAATGGAGCACCAAATGTTACTGATAATTTAAAAAATAGCGCACGATTAATTAAACAATCATTGACATCTGCTAAAATTACGTGTGATGTAGACTGGTTATCAAAGCTGTTATCTTCTGGCCCTCAGATAGATTGGGTTACTGAGATTCTAACAGGAGCAGGAATAGACGAGTGTGAAAAGTTTGAGCCAGGATGGACGGTAGAATCTATTCAATATCCTAGAGATGAATATTATAGAATACTACCTTTCTTAAAATTAATGTCAGATAAACCATATAATGATATTGGAACCAATAATTATATTCAATCTAAAAGTGATTTAATTTATAAACTAGTTTCTAAATGTGGTTTGCAGCTTGTAATTCCTCCAAACTCTACAACAATTTTTACTTCTAATTTTACTAGCGATACCGGACCCAATATCTCTATTAGTTCAAATCAACAACTTTTTGTTCCATCTAATAATCCTGGAGCAGGATATTCTGTTGCTTATAGTGTTGGAGACTTATTATTTAAAGCAGCTCCATCTGGTTTTGTTAATCCCATTATGACAAAGTATAATAGTACTGTCTTGGCTGATACTCATAGACTAAATACATTTACTCTTAATGATAAAGTTTTAGGTTATAACCTATCTCCTGTAGTGTCCGGAACATTTGATCCTAATATTTCTAATATACAATTTCATGGTTTTGGTGGAGTAAAAATTAATACAGATATTAAATTAGGACAAGCTTGTGATAATGAATTTAATCTTAACTTAGGTGGAGTCATTTCTATTACCATGATCAATGGAGGGTCCGATTATACCTCTCCTCCTACCGTAAGTATACAGCCATCCGCGTCTGATTCGGGAGCAGGAGGAGCAACAGGAATAGCTGTTATTGGAGATGGAGCATTACAAGAAATTAATATCATCAATCCAGGTAAAAATTACTTTACTCCACCAAAGGTTTACATAGTTGGTGGAGGTGGAACAGGAGCCACAGCTGTTGCACAAGTATCTGAAGATGGACTTATTACAAATATCAATTTACAAAATCGTGGAACAGGATATTATTCACAACCAACGATATATTTGATTGGTTGCGGAACAGAAGGTGTTGCCGAAGCAGAATTAACCTCTAGCGGACAAGTAACTAGGGTTATCATCACTAATCCTGGTTCGGGTTTTACTAAATCTCCGTCTATTAGTTTTAGTGGAGGAGGAGGATCAGGTGCTCAAGCCAAGGGAACAGTAGCTGGTACCCAGCATGAATTTCAAGAAGATACTGGAGAATTACCCAAGGCGAGATACTGCTCTGGATCAACCTATGGACAACAAACAGTTAATATCCCAGATGGTTTGGGTTCTGGTCCATACTATGTTAGAATCACAGGTAATGTAAGCGATGATTTATTAGTAAATGGAACCATAATCGACTGCGGAAGATATGCTTCGGGAACATACAAATGCAACAACGACCATAGTATAGATTACTTATTTAAAACTTCCTCGTCATTCTTCACCATAGCTGTTAAAAATAATTTTGGTGGAATAATCTCATATAATTTAAAAATAACCTTCTCAGGCTCTGCTAAATATAATAATACGAAACAATTCGATGATAAACCCTTTTTTATCGACAACTATCGTCCTGCAAATAGAGTTTATGATACATTTGAAACCGGCCCAGCTGCTATAAGCATAGGATTTACTACAGCTAGTAATAGTCAATTACGCATTAAAGAAAATTTTAATCTTAATTATTTAAGAAGTGCTTCTAAGCCATCTTGTCCTGCTTTTATAGAAACCAATTCTCAAGAATGTGATTGTCAGTCCTTAACATCTATACATCCAAATATAGGTATTCAACAAGCATCTAATGAGTTTAATAATGTTGGTATTCCTAATACATCTACATATTATTTACCATCAGGTATGTACTATGGAGGATTATTATCCAATTTAGTTGGAGAAAATGGAATCATTATACCTGGTCATCCATCACCTGGAACACCACTTCCCAAATCTCATGCTCCTATTTTTCCTTCCAATGAATCTTGTAAATACTCAAGAGCCGGATGTGGGAATGGAACAGTCTATTTTGATATTCCTTATCCAGCTACTCTAAAACTAACGACACAAGCTAGCAAAGGTAAATTTTCTCTGCTCTGGAATGGTAAGGCGGTTACTTCAACTAAAACAGGATCTGACGAATTAATACTTACCAAGTCTACAGCAAGTCCCGCTAGTGTACAAGTAACATTCGGAGGAGCTACGGCTGATGATCCAGAGATTCAGTGGGGAGTATCTCTAGATGCAATACAAAATACATATACACAACAGGTTGTTAGTGCTGGATTCTCTATGGTAGGTAGTAAGGGATTTTTCCATCCCAATTTTGGTTGGACTTATGATAGTCGATACTCAAATAAAACGGCAGTCTTACCTCAAGGAACAACAGTTCTTGCTACACAAAGCATATCTTATGGAAGTAGTGTTAATTGGGGAGGTTACTGTAATCCTCAAATAGCTGGTGAAAAAATTATTACTATACCGAATAATATAGCATTACCAGTTTATGTAAATATAAAAGGATTTGTTGATGATGATTTAGTGATCAATGGAGATGTTATAGAACCAGGAAAATATCCGTATTGGATTTTTCCATGCAACGGAGCGCATAATGTTGACTACACATTCTTGTGCAATGAAAGATCTTTCACTGTTGCAGCAGCTGATAATATTGGTGGTTGGGTAGGATATAATCTAGATATTAAATTTCAAAGTGCTACTAACTATTTTTATAGTGCATATAGTATGTATGATGAAGAATATTTAGAAGGATACAACTTTATATTTAATGAAACAAATTTATCTGTTTATCAAAAAGAAAATATAGCATATGCTAAGTATTTAGGTATTCCAACACAAGGAGGAGCATATTTAGTTACAGATAAATGGCGTAAAATTAGATATACTCCAACAGAGAGTTTAATTCTTGATTTAGTGCCATTTGAATACATTAATTTAGATTATTTTGTTAATGATCACGGAAGATTTATTAATGATTTAATTTATGAACAAGTTGGAGTCGATTCTATAAGAATTACTAGTTTAGACGGAACTAATAGAGCTACTTCGTATTTTGATATTGTTAATCCAACATATCAAACATGGAAAGTTGTTTTATATAGTCGGCTGAATTTAAACAAAAATTTTGAGGCTACTATAAACTATATTCAAGATAATATTATATATCTCAGACAAAATTTACCGTCCAAAAATATAGATCAAGGTATCGACTATTCTTCCGGATTAATTAGAAAGATTAACGAAGAGCTGGATGATTATGTTCCGTCTATTCTTGTTCTAAGACCATATAAAACAGTGAGAGATGATTACATTTCTGTAGGTAAATGGGGGAATATGTCATATGGTAAAGCAGCTCTAAATGCTACACAAGCATTACCTAAATATAATAATTCCACTTTAAGAACTTCAGTATATCCAAATACATATTTTACATGGGGTGTTCCATTAGCTTTCTATAATGGATATGATCCAGATAATAAGTCTTATTATTTTCCATTAACTAGAATATGGGCAGAAAAATATAGCAATCAACGAATACTACATGTATTGGGCCAAAATAATCAATATCCAGTAGGAAATCCTAATCCTCAAGGAGATATGATTATATCATCTGGTTCTATTTCTGGTAGGCAAGATTATATTTATGTTGGAACATATACAGGACCTATAAGAATTGAAATTAATATCGATAGAGCTAATAGTATACAAACACAAAAATATGATGTTGTATTGTACTATAATGGTAGCGAGGTATCAAGACAAAGAGTAAATAACAATAATCAATTTACTTTCTATAGTAATAAATCCTCATACTTAGGACTATACGCTATTGTTAAAATAGAACAAAATCAGAGCGGTTGCACCAATAGTAATACAGCATATATTACAGGTACTGTGTCTTTAAGGTCGTATTCCGTAATAGCTAATACTAATAATAATGATCTTAAACAAACAACTAGATTGTGCTATCATAAACATGAAACAATAAATAAAGACTCAATGTTTCCTAAGTCTTTAGTTGCTGGTATAGGTGGAGCTCTAACATTATGTAATACTAAAATAGCTCCCCTCTCTTATAATAAAGATACTACAAACTTTAATTTATTAAAAACTAAAGATTTTTCTCCATTATTAGATCTTCATATTTTTTCTAGTCTAGAGAAGCACCAACCTGTTAAATCTAATGGCGGTATTGTTTTCTTCGAAGATTTTTTACAACCAAAACCTTTGAATTTTTCTATGCAGATACCGTATAATGAAAATTTCTTTTGGATAGACATACCTCATAACACAGAATGGCAACTATTAACAAAAAAAGGAATTATATTTAAATCTAATCAAGTTTATAAGGTACTAAAAAAATTAAAATATACTTGCCAAGGAGATGCTTCTTTATGTTCATCAAGATATAAAAAAAATATCTGTCAAGATGAATATAGTTTAAGTATAGGAGATTTATGGGATAAACTAGGACTAACAGCACAAGATAGTCAGTATTTCGATGTAGTTTCTGTTTCTTTTCCGGGAGACTGTGGAAATATTGATTATTGCTGTGAGCCAGGAGACTGGAACTGTGCAAACTCTCAGGCCCAACAAAGAGATAGATGCTATAGTTTTTGGAATGATTACAAAGTTGATGTTAACTGTCAAAGCGCTACAGATCCTAATACAAATCCACAATGTTTGGATTCTATCAGCCAACCAACAAATGCCAAAGGTACTATTCGAGCAACAACAGAGTATTTTGTATTAAAACTTAAAGAAAATATATTACCATATTTACATAATATTACCAATCCTAGATTCCACTTTTTTAGAAACGCATCTACGGTACCAATTCCATGTACATCTACTACTCTTAATAGTGTTGGTACATCATTTTTAGTAAATTATTTTTGTAATATAATTACTGATAAATGTGAATATATTTTTCCTAAAGATTATAGTTTAGGTTCTGAATATACTCCTGGTAATTTTATAGATCTTAGTCCATCTATTCTCGATCCTGGTAATGCGATTATTAATACTCCTCCTCTATCCGTTATTTTATCGAATGAAGAAAAATACAGAAGTATTGTTTCCCATCCTAATAATATTAGTCCTCCTTTGAAAGAATATGATCCAGAGGCGGACACAAAATATTGTATTACAAAAACTTTTACTATTAAAGGTACAGATAATTGTATTGCTCCAGGACTTTTATTCAGGTTAGAGGTGGATAATTTTAGATGTCAATTTTCTTTAGATAAAGACATAGAAGGAAATGTTAGTATCAAATCTTGTTTCGATGATTTGACACTAAAAACTAAAGACAATAATGCAACTTTTACAGTATCTCGTACTATAGCAGAAGGGACTTTTTCGTGCAATAGCAATGGAGATCCAGTGACAGGAGGATCTCCTCCTGATAATTTTTTTAATCAACAAGATTTTAGCTGCTCTGATGCTAATAACGAAATGTCCCAGCGTTTTGGACCAGACTGGGAAGAAAATTATACGTTGGTAGGATGTAAAGATATAAGCAAACCAGAAGATTATTATTTAGCTTGTAGATATTGTGGACCTAAGCCATGTGGACATACTTTAAGTTATCAAGAAGCTGCTGAACAAGAGTGTCATTGTCCTAAATATGCTGATTTAGCTGATTCTCCTACAGGGGGTAAAACATGTACATACTCTGTAGACTTAAGCATATGTGAATTAGGACAATACGATGGCTATTGCACAAAATATACTGTTAAAACAGTACCATTATGTGGAGGATATTTAAATGACGGATTATGTACAGTAGCCCCGTCGTGTTTTGCAAAAATTGATGGGCCAACAGAACAAGAACTAAGAACATATGAAGATGCGTGTGCCAATGTTGATCCTCAATATATTAAAGAATTCGAAGTAAGTAGATCTATTTTAGATGGACCGATTAGCATATTAGATGACGACCCAGCTGATACAGTAGGGATATATAATAAAAACATAGAGGAACAAGCTAGAATTAATAATGAAAATTGTCAAGTTTATAGACAACAATCAGAATGCAACAATAACTGCAATCAATATCAAGACCAGACTGCTAGATCTAATTGTTATTGTCAGTGTTCATGTCAATCATCATTAGCTCTAGCCCAAATTGCTAATAGTCGAGAGTGGTCAATAGGTTGTAGAGCTTCGTGTAATACCTCCGATGGCATTACAGACGGGTCGAATTATGGATATAATTGGAATGGTTATTATAATTATTGTGGATATTATTATGGTGGATTTTGTTATTATTATGGATGGTGGTATAATTATGGAACATGTACAGCTTCTAATGGAGAAGTATCTAGACCTCCTTGTAATTTATCACATTGTGCTGCTAGTAGTTTCCAGAGTCAGTATCAGTGTAATGGTGAAAATAAAAGTGGTTCGGACTACTCTCCATGCTCTAATCTAGAAGATCGTTTAACAATATACCAAGGACACGTATCTAGTTGTCAATGTACATTAATATCACCACAAGAAGGACAGTATTTTATCCCATATTATAGGCAAGACCAGGAGACTTCTTGTTATAGAACTAAAACAAATATAGAAACTTTAACACCAACACAACACTCTCATTATACTCGTGAGCGCAAAGCCTATACAAAAACTAAAACGGTTTTTGTGCCTCAAGATAAAGCTAAAGAATTGACAGAATCTGTAAAAATTCGTAAAAAAACTTATGAAATCAGTTATAAAAATAAACAAGATCAGGATAATCCTCCCGGACAATGTCCTTGTTATGGACAAGAATCTATTAATATCACGATAAAAGTTGAGGTATATCATAATTTAATTATAGCTTTTTTTGGTTCTGGTGGAGGTAGCGGATCTTCAGGCACTGGAGCAGGCGTGATATCCGGTAGTTCATCTCGTTTAAATAAAATTTGTCTACCAAGAAATACTAGTAATAAATTTAAGTGTCCTGTTGTAAAATATACTCCACTTAATTCAAAATTATTAATGTGCGATACAACCAGTGTGAAAAAAAGTAATTGTGTTTTGGGGAGTATATAATGACATATCAATATATAGATACTAATGGAGCCATACAGGATTGCGACACATCTGGGCAATCTTCCAGAAAATGTTATCCAGATACTTGTTCTAATACAAAAAGCACATTTAATGCTTGTAGTGGAAATACTTTGAACGCATGGTTTAGTGGAGGGTCATGGGGATATTATGGTAAAATAGGTGACGATTTAATCTTTTTATATAGTGAAGTAGAAGCCCCAGACGAATATCTATGTAATTATCCAAGAGTTTGTGGATCTAATTATTATTATTCTTGGTCATATAATAATTTTTATAACTACTGGTGGAATTATGGATATAATGATTATTATCAAAACTATTCTAATGCTTGTACTAGCAATACATGGGGTATGGGTTTTTGGTGGGGATGGTCGGGAGAACAAAGGCCAAAATGCGATGATGAAAGAGGAGACTGTACTTTTCCGAGATTAGTAAACTGCAAGACCCGGAGATGTGTGAATGGAACATATTCATCTTATGATAATTGTCAAGCTATCAACGGAGAAGACAGGAAAAGATGTTGTGCATTACCGACAGGTTGGAATTGTGCAGAAAATGAGAATCACGACGGGTCGGCTGGATGCGACTACTCATATGCTATTGTAAAAAAAACATATACAGTTGAGTATGAATTAGTTAAAGATCCGTACGTTTGTGTTGAAGAATATCCAGAGTACCCCGAAACATCTTGCGAAAGTTTTTATAGTTATTATAGCTGGTATTATTATTATAATAATGGTAATTATTTCTATAATAATTTTCCAGTATCATCCTATCCTGACAAGTGTTATACATGTGTCACTAATTGCGACCCTCCTCAGAGATGTGTAGGACAAAGCGGTGATGGTTCTTGTGTCGGATCATGCTGTCCTGGAAAAGAACCCAAAGAACATTATACAAAAATAGACACCCAAATCTTTCGTAAATCATGGAGATTTGAAAAAGAAGATTGTGCTTGTACATGTCAACCGTGTTTAAAATGTTCTGAATATGATGATTGTACATTTGCTAATTATACTTCATTAGGAAATAACGGATTAAACTGGGGAACATTTTCTAATATTGGAAGCGATTGTTGTAATCAAAATAATTCTAATGATTATTATTATGGATATTATTATGGTTACTATTATTATGCTCCTCCACTATGTCCTAACGATGACTTCACCCCACCGTCTGTAAAATGGTATTGTTATAATGGTACCTGTCAATCAGGCAGTTTTGTTCCTGTGGGAGCAAAAGAATTTTCTTCTAAATATGCCTGTTTGAATGGAGGATGTGAGCACGGAGATGGAGATGAAAATAGATGTTATGAACCACCAAATAGTTATACTACAGGATTATGTTGTGATAAAGATTTTATGAACAATAATAGAGACAGAGCAAATCAGACCAATAGCTGTTGGACAGCTGGTCCTTCATACACAGAAAATATTAAAACTAATATAGGAACATCAGAATGTAGAACAGATATATCATATCAAGCTGAAAAATGCACTTTTAAACCCAAATATTGCACTATGAAAAGAGTAGAAGAAGTTCGTACAACAGATACATACGAATATGAGATAGAAATGCCTGAAACAGTGACCCCAGGGTGGGAGGCTTGTACTAGATCATATTCAGGAGGTTATTATTATGGTGGAGTTAATGCACCAAACTATACTAATTTATGTGATCCAGAATCTTTACAAACCTGTATAAATAACTATAATAATAGCACTATAGCTCCTGATTTTGACACAGGTAAAACCATAGTAAAATACTCTTTAAAATATAATCCAGAAGCAATTGTTGGATCCACGACCGTTAAATTAAATGTTTACTATTGTAAGATAACAACGAAACCCTGTACTGAATCATAAAAGGAATTTTATATGACAGATGTAAATATTTTTTGTTCTTTTCAACAATCAAATTTAAATCCTAATTTATATGTATGTCAACATTGTGGTAATGTAGTTGATCAAAAAAATTACCATCCAGCTTCATTGCCTATGTGTCCAGTTTTAACCGATGTGTCCGCTATGAATCCGGACGTAAATCAGGTCAAATTAGCAGAAGTTGCTGTTTCAAACGACGGAGGAAAAACATTCGTATCCGTAACCAAAGATACTCAACCAACAGCTATTTTAGAGGATTGGTGGTTTTATAAACCATTTGGAGGTAATGCCTTAGAAACAAAACCTCCTAGACCACAACAATACGAAAATGATAACCAAAACAGAAAACAATGTACTCAGGCGCAAATAGACGAAAGATTAAAAATTTGTCATGGTTGTGAGTTTTATAAGAATAATACCTGTTTAAAGTGTGGATGTGCATTATCTAGAGAAAAAACCTATATGAATAAACTACTATGGGCTGATCAAAAATGCCCAGTAGAAAAATGGGGTCCTATTCCAGAATCGACAGATCTTGAGATTTAACTGTTTTTATAGGCAATGTATTCTGATTAATTTTAAAAGAATGAATTTTGATTAGTTGACCTTGATGTGTTAGTGTTTGCGTTTTTTCTATAATTTTATTACCGTACATTATTCTAATCTGAACTTTTGTATTAGATTGTCTTCTATCCCACTGTTTAAAATAATGAAGATAAACATCATACATGCCATAAGGAGCATGACCTCTTGGCCAAAAAATATTTTCTACAGGTTCTATAGTTAGCAAATTAGGGTTAGCATTTCTATCTATATCTAAACAACCTCCTGTCATACCAACAGGATTCTGCCAATTAATAGGATCAACTTTATCTTTTGCTCTGCACATTATCCATAGATCAATATCGTTTGTGTTATTCCATATAATAGACGCTTGCACATCACCAGTTTTTGCTCCATTAGCCCCAAGTCTTCTACCCATTTCGTCTGTTCCATTATGACCACTAGGGATATTTCCGGAACCTGATCCATGAGAAATAATATCTTCTTGGGAGTTATTATTTATACTTGCTAACAAAGTAGCATTATCTATGATAGGAAGAGTATCATTTACAGATGCATTATCAGGTATTTCTATTCCATCAACAGACAGCTGTTCTGGTTCTATTTGAATTTCTGTATATGAAGCCAAAGTAGTATCATCAGATACTTCTTTTGCCCCTTTTTGTTTATCCGTTAGTTCTTCAATAGATACCAACGGATCTAAATTAATATCTTCTATTTGATCATTGGAAAATTGTAGATCAATAGCAATTTTTTTACAATATTTTTGTTCTGGTACATACAGTAAGAGTAGCAATAATACTATCGTATGTACGATTAAAGACTGTAAAGTTCCAGTTTCTATCCACCAGTCGATCAGTCGTCTTTGTCTTTCTCTTTTTGCCACTTGTGCCAACCTTTATTGGGTAACCAATTGTTTTGATCGTCTTTCCTTTTGGGAAATAACGTTCCACCTTTTTTATGCTGTCCAAACGCTAGTGTAGCCCCACATCCTTGAGAACCACACCTCATTTCATAATAATCGTTGCTCTCAACATTGCGAACAACAAATTTTAGATCTGCTCCTTTGCATACCCCACATTGTTCTTCGCCAAAAATTTCTTGTACACTAGCTAATTCTTTAAAGACTTCTTTTTGTCCTTCTGCTTCTATTTCAAATTGTAGTTTATTATTTGCTTTATAATTCACTTTCATAACTATCTCCAGTTAGATTCATAGCCCATAAGTTTTTCCGGTATATCATTCATATTTTGCTGATAACGGGACAGTTCCCTGATAACCCGAATACCATCAGTATGAGATATATTATGCACATTATCCTCTATAATATCTAATGATGATAGGAGATGCAAGATATTAATATTTAATCTTTGTCCTAAAGTATCCATAAAATTTAACTGATTAGGAGCAATTTTGTTCACACTATCCCCATTTGGATCGTCTTCTATAGCAGATGATAGTTCTTCTGCTGCCACCACTTTTCTTAATCTTAATCCTCTTCTTAGGGCTCTTCCTTCTGCTCTGGTTTCTGCTACAGCAACAGGGTGATTACGGTAGATTTTATCACAATTGCCCCAATAAACGTCCGCAGAGCCAGTTACCGACCTGACTTTTAAATCTTCGTCGCTACAGACCACAGAATTTAATACGTAGGTCAGGGTGTGAGTTACTGTTGCTCTTTTTTCATTCTCCGGAGTAGGAGATTGAACAATATCTGTATTAGAGTGAACTACCACACAATTTAAGGCCAATTCAAAGACTCGACGCAAACCATCGACAGTGGGATTTCCGTCTATTTTTTCCTCGTCTGTGAGAAGGCTCAAAACATAATCATTCCAACCAACGTCATTATATGACAAAGGAGACGAAGGTGCTTCGGTCGTTGTTTCAACAGGTTCTACAGGAGCCTCTTTTTTGATTTTAATCATTATCTTTTAATCCTCTATTTCTATGTATCTTTTGTCTCTATCTGGAAATTTATTTTTTATAGTTCGTAATTCATCAAGTAGTTTTTCTAATAATATCCGCGCCCTTGTGTCAGAATAATCTTTTGTTTGCTTAATTCTTATCAAGACCAACTCTTTACCTAAGATTAAACCATTCTTTTTAGTATCGTATTTTTGATTTTTCTTTAGTACATCCTCGCCCCATACTGGTTCAAAATGAGAAGGACCATCTACTTCTATCGCTACGGACATAGTAGGCAGAAACAGATCAATTTGCAATCTCGTATTTGATAAAATTTGTTCCTTATGGAAGTCTACTTTGTAGTCGCATTCTAGTAGTTTATATAATAAAAAATTCTCTAACTTGGATCCGGTTTTTGAAGATTCTCTGACAGCCATATTAGCTTTGTGTAGTATATTTTGTTTCTCGTCGTGAGATTTATTACTCCACGCTATTTTAGCTTTTTCTTGTCTTTCTTTAAGAGCATTTTCGTCAAGAGCTTGCCAAGATTCGTAAACTCCTAAACCAATTTTTTGTTTTTCTTCTTCTGTGCGTATTTTTCCCTTTGTTGGATGTTTATGAGATCCATTCGCTAGTGCGTTTTTTTGCGCTTCGCTCTTGTCTCTAATTTTAATTCCAAACTTAATAGCATCACGACGCAATTTATTAGGATATGTTTCGTATTTTTTAGCCAGATCTATAAAACTTAATTTACCAATATCGTATTGTTGTTCTAAGATCTTTTGTTTTTGATTATCGGACAAATTATCGTATGACATTGTATATGTTTTCCGGAGTTAATGCTTCTATATAGATAGGTTTTTTCCATGTTAATTGAAGTAGTGTGTCAATGTCTTTATTACAAGTAATAACATCTATTTTTGGATTATCGAAAATCTTTTCCCATAATTCATAATTAATATTATAGTTTTTCGTCCACGCTACATTATCGTTATGAATATAAAAAATATGTTTAATATTTGGAAAATTAATTGCCAAATCAATTGATAAAATATCCCAAGTAATGAGTGTATCATAACAGTATTTAGCTTCGTGTATAGGCAATACTGGAAAATTCTTTAAAATATTTTCTGTATTGTATCCAAACGTAAACATTCGTAGATTAATATCGTCATGATGATATGTTAATTCGTTCAGAGCACTAACAATGCCATGACACGAATCGTCTGAAACAATGCACATCATACCTAAATTCATACAGATAATCCTAATTGTTTTGTGATATTGGAAATAAATTTATTACTATCTATAGATAAATTTTCTACTCTAAAGGAACAACTATCTATAGTATCAATAGTATCTGGTTTCTTAACAGATAATAGTTGATTAGATATCAAATTAATAACTGGTTTTTTCATCATTAATGCGTCTACATAATACAAATTATCTATATTTATATAATAAGCACACTGCTTGATAAGATTCAAGATTTTATCCTCTGATGCAACACCCAGATTCTGTACATGCTCTACTTTGGGATTATTAATCAATTTAACTGGCATAGTTGTATTCTCGGGGTAGAATAGTTTATTTAGAGATCCTATCATATCAGGAGCTTCTAGACAAGACATATTGCATAATATATATGAACTATTGCTTGTTGTTTGATTATTACTAGTATTAGGATATTCATCATATAACAAATAATCATTAGTACTAACAA